CGGGACGGGCGCCGACGTCGGCGCCCCCCTTTTCAATGGCATCCAGACGGGCCAGCACGAGGCCGGCAAGGGTGAGCGGGGCAATGCTCTTGCGTCCCTCGCTGATGCCCTCGCGGGCACTGGTGAGGGCGTTCTTTGCGCCACCATTAAGGGCAAACATGCTGGCGAGCTGGGCAACGCCAGCAGCGGCAGCGGTGGCAGCGTCGCCACGGGCAGCGGCGACAAGGGAGCGGACAGCGAGGGCGATGGTCGACATGATGAAAGGCCTTTCTGTGAACCCCTATCGGGGCAGGGTAAGGGCGCATCGGACAGCGCCTGACCCGTAATGTACACATCAAACCAGTGCGTACAAAGAGAATAACCCCCTCGCTTAAGGGGGTATGCATGCTGCCCCGCTTGACCGACAGGCCATGACCACGACAGCGACCACGACAGCGACCACGACAAGGGCAGCGGGCGCCGTCATCGGCCCCTGTCGTCGTCATGGTGCGCTGTCATCGGGCGCTGTCATCGTCGGGGCCGTCGCCGCTGTCGTCGTCTGCGGCATCGTCGCTGCCGATGCGCCGCGACGCTGGGCACTGACGGGGTGACTTCGAGAGGCGTTGTCGTCGTCGGGGCCAACCAGGTCCCCAATACAAATTTTTCAGAATTCCTAAACTTGTACGCACCATTTCAACGTGCAAACAACATCCAAACTGTCCTTGTACGCTGTACAATGTCGTGCAACAAAGGAGATGTCGATGTCAAAGAGGAACCTGGTCAGCAACGTGGGGTACGACGTCCCGGAGGGCGTCATTGCCCTGCTGGGGGACGGCCCGAAGGGCGCGGTCATCACCGAAGCGGTCGAGCAAGTGACTTCCGACCCGCAAAAGTTGACCCAGGCCCTGTTGGCTAGAGTGCTTTCCGCTAAAAAAATGACAAAAGCGGTTAGAGTGACGACCACGGTACCGCAGGAAACTCGGGACCGGATCGAGTTGCTCAGCGAATTCACGGGTCTATCAAAAAATCAAGTGGTTGGCCTCAGTCTGGAGGCCCACTTCATCACGGCGCGATTGCGCCCAGAAACATCACGGAAATAAATATGAGCCTCTACGACACCTATGCGCAGTACGTCAAGAACAAGAAGACCGAGGAGGAGACCGCAGAAGCATTCGGTCTCAGCCTCAAGGACTTCCGGTACCGCCTGACGCGGTACGGTGACCGGCTGCCGCAGGTGCTCAGCACCCTTGATCGGATCGCTACCGACGAGATCACCCGCACCGACGCCGCGGCAATCCTCGGCGTGAAGGAGCGCAGCATCAACGCGCTGCAGAAGAGCTGGGCGGTGAACCGGCCGATCAAGGAATACAAGGTCCGCGCCGCGGTCTCCCAGGTCAAGTGGGAGGTCGCCAAGAAAGTCGCGTGCGAGTTCATCGCTGGCACGACGACCATCGAGAAGGCGTCCGAGCTGTCAGGCCTCTCGACCCGCCAGATGCGCCGGTGGGTGACAAAATTGATCGTTAAGCACTTCGGCATCACGTTCAAGGATCTCGCTGACATGACGCTGTCCAAGCGCGGTCGCATGGCGGACCACATCGAGAACGCCGAAGGTCTAGAAGCCGCCAAGCAGAAGGTCCTTGGCCAGGTCGTCCTGGGCCAGAAAGCCCTGGAGGACGTCGCGGTCGAGCGTTTGCAATCCATGCACAGCCTGAAAGGTCGAGCACGTGTCATCCGATGAACCCAAACCCCGGTCGATAGCCCCATCCTCCAGCGAGAGGGCCAGTGAGGCACCGTTCGAGTGGAAGTCGCTGCCCACCGAGCTGCTGATCCAGTTCCACGACGAGATCAGGGCCTGCCTGCCACCCTTGTCGTTGACGCAGATGAACCTTGAGGAGGAGCTGCTGCTGCAGTACCACTCCTTGAGGTCGCTGCAGACGCTGGTGCTGAACGACGACTCGCTGCCCCTCAACCAGCGTGCGCAGGTCGCCAACAGCGTCGTGGCCACTCTGGACCGCCTGGTGGGCGCCCAGGAGAAGGTCTACAGCCAGGAGCGCTTCAAGGCCATCGAGACGGCGCTGATTCGGCACCTGAAAAGGCTGCCGGAAGCCACCGCGGAGGCCTTCTTGGTCGACTACAGGGCGATTTTGCTGGCGCAGAAGTGACATTTTGCGAAAATAGGTCGCATGAGCGACCAAATCACGACCGACCACCTTGAGCGCCTGACCACGGCCGTCCTGAAGCGCTACACGGTCGCGATGATGTCCAAATGGGTGTCCGAGAACACCTACTTGGGCGGCCTGCCCTACAGCTACGAGGGCCACGAGTACCAGGAGACCATCCTCAGCGACACCTCGGTGGAGGTGAACGTCCGAAAGTGCTCCCAGGTGGGTGTTTCGGAGGCCAGCGCACGACTTGCCCTGGCCGCCGTGAGCATGTTGAGCCCCTTCACGGTGGCCTACACGCTGCCGACGGCCAAGTTCGCTGGCACCTTCATGAAGACCCGGATCGACCCGATCATCGACGGGTCCCGGCTGCTGAAAGCGGCGGTCCACAAGACCACGGACAACAACGAAATCAAGCGCTTCGGGGATTCATACCTCTACATGCGCGGGGCGGCCAGTTCGAATGCGCCTATTTCGATTCCCGTGGACATGCTCATTCACGACGAGTATGACTTTTGCGATCAGGAGGTGCTGACGCAGTACATCTCGCGATTGACGCACTCGAAGTGGAAAATGATCAAGCGGTTTTCCACGCCGACCCTCCCAGATTTCGGAATTGACAAGGCGTTCCAGGAGTCGCGCCGGCACTTCAACCTGTGCAAATGCGAGCACTGCAATCACTGGTTCCAACCGGACTACTACACCCACCTGGTGATCCCGGGCTACACCGGTGAGCTGCGAGGCATCAACAAGCAGACGCTGACGCGCATCCGCTGGCAAGAGGCTTACCTGGCATGCCCGAACTGTGGCAAGTCGCCGTCGCTGATGCCCGAGCACCGCGAGTACGTGTGCGAAAACCCGGACGAGAACTACGTGGCGGCCGGCTACCAGGTCAGCCCGTTCGATGCGCCGACGATCATCACGCCGAGCTACCTGGTGAAGACCTCGACGCTGTACGAGCGCCAGCAGGACTTCCAGAACTTCGCGCTGGGCCTGCCCGCTGAGGACAGCGAAGCCACCTTGATGCGGGCGGACTTCGACAAGATCTTCAAGGCGGTCGCGGAGTCTCGGGGCCTGAGCTACGTCATGGGCGTCGACGTCGGCAACACGTACCACTTCGTGGTGATGGGGGTCGATGTCTACGGCAAGATGGTCGTGGTGCACACCGAGCAGGTGCCGATGGGCAAGGCCCGCGAGCGGTACCACCAGCTGCGCATGCAGTGGCACGTCGAGTGCACCGTCATCGACTCCGGCCCGCACGCTGAGACCGTCATGGCGCTGCAGAACGAGGACGACAACCTGTTCGCCGCGGTGTACATCCGATCCAAGAGCATCCTGACGCACACCGTGCTGGACCGCGAGGAGGAGGAAGACGAGGGCAAGGCGTTCGTCCGCCAGGTCAACGTGAACCGCAGCCGGGCGCTGGACGCCTACATGCTGACCATCCGCGAGCAGCACATCGAGATGCTTGATTGCGAGGACAAGGAGCTGGTGATCTCCCACCACTGCTCCATGAAGCGGGTCAAGAACTTCGACAACGAGTCGGGCGAGCTGGTGTTCACCTGGCAGAAAACGGACGGGCAGGATCACTACCACCATGCCCACCTCTACGCCTGGGTGGCAGCCCGAATCCGCGGCGTCGGGCGGACCACGATCGCGATCCCGACGACGATGGTTCACGCCTTCCGCTTGAAGCAGAAATGACGTAATGGCAAAATGAGCAATACTACCCAGCACAAGGAGCTGAATATGGCCGCACATGGTGGTCCCGTGAGCGACCGATTCGGGAGCCGGGATGAGGTTTGACGATCTGATCTCGCCTCTGCATGCGGTCGGGCTGCGCGCTGCAGCCGATCTGCCGCCGCCGGAGCCGCCCAAGCGCGTCCCCAGCAAGCAGATGACGTTGCCGTCGTACCTGACGACGGCCAAGCCCAGCACGAAGTCGGCGCTGCAGCTGCGCGACCGCCAGCTGGCAAACACCGACCTCACCACACTGCGGGCCGGCACCAGCTCGCGACAGGTGATCCGCGACTACGTGCGGGCCAGCCCGGACCTGAGCGCGGCGGTGACCGCCTACGTCCGCACCGGCATCCCGGGCAAGTACACCGCGGTGGCCAAGAACGCGGATGGCACGGTCAACCCAGAGGCCACGTCCGTCCTTGCGCAGATCATCACGCGCCTGAACACGCTCAACGACTACACGGTGGGCTTCGACGACACCATGTCGATCCGCAGCTTGTCGGAAACGTGGGCTCGCGAGCTGCTGATGACCGGGGCGATGGCCGGCGAGCTGGTGCTGGACAAAACCTACCTGCCGCTGAAGATCCAGCCGGTGGCGGTGTCCCAGATCAAGTTCTACCCGAGCGCGGACGGCAAGCGCCTGATTCCATGGCAGGAGCAGGCCGGCGAGAAGATCTCGCTGGACGTGCCGACGTTCATGATGGTCAACCTGGACCTGGACACGACCGAGCCCTACGCGATCTCGCCGATCGAACCGGCGATTCAGGGCGTCATCGCGAGCGCCGACTTCATGAACGACATCCGTCGCATCGTGAAGAAGGCCATCCATCCGCGGGTAGTCGTGACCATCGACGAGGAGAAGTTCCGTAAGGGCATCCCGCCTGAGGCTCGCGCGAGCGCGGAGAAGCTCAGCGAGTACATGAACGCGGTGATCGCTCAGGTCACTGAGCAGATCAACGGCCTGGAGCCCGAGGAGGCGCTGGTCCTGTTCGACACGATGGGTATCGACGTCGTCGACCACGGCAACACGAACCTGTCGAACGAGTACACGGTCATCCAGGGGATGATCGACGCGAAGCTGGCGACGGGCGCCAAGACGCTGCCGACGATCCTGGGCAACGCCAACTCGACTGCCAACGCGGCCAGCGCCGAGACGCTGCTGTTCATGAAGCAGTGCGAGGGCACCATCACATTCAAGCTGAACGAGATGTTCAGCAAGATGCTGACCCTGGCCATCCGCTTGCGCGGCCTTGACGTGACCGTGGAGTTCAGGTTCGCCGCGATCGACCTCAAACCCGAGAGTGAGCTTGAGGCCTTCGCCGCCATGAAGCAGTCCCGCTGGCTTGAGCTTCTGAGCCTTGGCCTCGTGACCGATGAGGCGGCGTCCATCGAGCTGACAGGAAGCCTGCCGCCGGCCGGCTTCAAGCCGCTTTCCGGCACCGGCTTCTTCAACGCGAAGTCAGTCGAGCCGGCTGGTGATGGCTACAACGGCGCCACCAACAAGGGCGGGGCCATGAACCAGAACACCGCGGCGACGACACCGAAGAACGCGAAGTCACAGAACGGTGGCAAGCCCGGCGCAAAGTGACATAATCGCAATATAGGAAGCACAAGGAACCACCATGGCCAACACCGTCTATCCGAAATTCAAGGAGGCCGCGCTCTCCACCGGCGGCAACCTCCTGACGGGCACGCTGAAGGCCATGCTGGTCGACACCGGCAGCTACACCTACAACGCCGCCCACCAGTTCCTCAGCTCGGTCGCCGCGGGCGCCCGGGTGGGCACGGCCGTCACGATGGCGAACAAGTCGGTTGCCAGCGGCGTGTTCAGCGCGGACAACCTGGCCTTTTCCGGCCTGGTCTCCGCGCCGACGATCGAAGCGATCGTGCTGTACCTGGACACCGGCAATGAGGCGACCTCCCAGCTGGTGGCGTACATCGACACGGCCACGGGTCTGCCCACCGCCTCGGGCCAGACCAGTGTGACCGTCACCTGGGACACCGGCGCCAACAAGATCTTCCGGCTGTAATCGTGGCCACCCCGCGCCCCGACACGTTCACCGCGGCGTTCGGCACGGCCGTCATCTACGGCGGCCGTACCGCCGGCCCCGCTCCTGCGCCCGGCCCGGCGCCGTCCAGCGCGCCCACGTGGATGAGCAGCGCTGCTGTCAACCAGTTCTCGGCGCTGCCGAACAGTGCTGGCGCCGGGGGCTCCGCGGTGGAAGCCTACAGCGGCTACGTCTTTGGCGAGAACCTGGACCTCTGGATCGCAGGTGCTGGTGGCCACACGAATAGTTCGGACAACCGCGTCGTCATGTACGACCTGTCGAAGAACGTACCGACCGGCTGGGACCTGAAAAAGGCTTCCAGCACGGTCGTCCAGTCGAACGTCCCGTACTACTCGGACGGCTTGCCCGTCAGCACGCACACCTACGACTACTCGTTCTGGTGTCCCGCTGTTCGCAGCATCATCCGATTTGGCGCGTTCGGGATCTACGAAACCGGCTTTGGTTCCAACACCATCGACGGCTTCAACGTGGACACGAACCAGTGGGCTGCAGCCGGGACCTACCCGAAGACCCGCGGCACGAACTGGGCCAACGACCCCTACAACTACGGCGCCACGCAGGACAAGTCCACGGGGAACATCCTCTGGGCCGACAACGGCTCCATCATGATGTGGGTGCCCGGTCAGTCGACGTTCACGGCCAAGAGCGCCACGTCCGTCGGCTTGGTGCGCTTCCCCAACTGCTGGGACTCGGCGCGCAATGCGATTTTCAGCCTTGCATGGGCCGACGGCCAGGCAGCCGGCAGTGGTGTCACCTGCTGGCATACCGCGAATCCGTCGTCGTCGACGCCCACTCGACGGGCAATCACCTTCAACGCCAGCGCCGCATTCACGCAATTCCAAGCGGACCAGCCGGCCTACGCAGGCATGGACTACGACGCCCTGCGCGACAAGTTCTATTTCGCCTTCGGCACGTCGGGTGGCGTCAGCGGTCCGCTGCGCATCTACGAGATCACGCCCAACTCTGGCACGACCTGGGACATGGCGATCTACACGCCGACTGCCGGCAATGCAGGCAGTGTTTCCACGAACGGCTTGAACGGCCGCTTCAAGTACGTACAGCGCGGCGGAATCGGTGGCTTCGTCGTGATGACGGACAAGCCGAACGGCCTGTACTTCCTGCGCACGACCTGAGTAGACCAACATGACCATCAAGCTTCAGAACGGCAACCTCACGTCGGCGGCACTCCGCACCGCCTATCCGCTCACGATGGCGGTGTGGATTGGCGGTACGTTCCCCTCGACCACCTCCTACGCAATCGGTCAGCAGGGTCCGAACGGCACACTGGCAGGCAAGACCGCTGCCAGCGGCGTCAAGAGCGCGCTGGACTACTCGGTGGGCTTCGGCGCGACCGAGGCGAGCAAGAGCACCACGCCGGACTTCAATGGCACTCTGCAGCTCATGGTCGTGGTGTTCACGAGCGCATCAAGCCGCACGATCTACTTCGGCAACAACACCGGTGTCACGGAAACCACGACGCAGGCGCAGCCTGCAATTACCACCGTTGACACCTTCTGGCTGGGCGGCGCAAACGGTAGCGCGAACTACGCCAACGCCGACATTGCCGAAGCGCACGTTTGGGGCTCGGCACTGTCGGCCGCGGACGTCTCCAGTCTGATCAGCGGCACGCTGCCTGAAACGATCAGCGGCACCGGTGGCGTCGGCTACGTCGATGGCTGGCACCTCAAGGACTTCGAGGCTGACGGCACCTACACCTCGATCGGCGGCACACGAACCCTGACGGCCAGTGGCACGGGCGTGTCTGCCGGCACCTTGGCGCACCCGATCACCCGGTCGACACCCGACACGACCGCCCCGACACTGACGCTGCCCACGGGCGTGCAGACGGGCGCCACGACCGCCACGGTCGGTGCCACGACCAACGAGAACGGCACCCTGTATGCCGTTGTCACGACGACGAACACGCAGCCCAGCGTCGCCCAGATCAAGGCTGGCCAGAACGCCAGCGGAGCCGCGGCGGTGTTCGCCGGCAACCTGGCGGTCACCGGCATCAGCTCGGCGGCGGCCCGCACGCTCAATGCCACGGACCTGAGCGCCAGCACGCTCTACTACGCGCACTTGGTCGAGACGGACGCCGCGGGGAACAACTCGAACATCGTCACGAGCGCGAGCTTCACGACCGCGGTAGGCCCCGACACCACCGCCCCGACGTTCACCGGCTCGCTGACGGTGGGCACGGTGACGCCGACCAGCATCCAGGTCTCCTGGTCCGCCGGTACCGACAACGTCGGCGTGACGAGCTACGAGACCTCGCTGGACGGTACGAGCTGGGCCGACCGCGGCAACGTCCTGACCTACACCTTCAACGGTCTGTCGGCCAGCACGAGCTACACGCCGCGCGTTCGGGCCAAGGATGCCGCAGGCAACGCCAGCACGCCGCCGCTGCAGGTGACCCAGTCGACATCAGCGGCCACGGACAGCACGCCGCCCATCCTGACGGGCACGATCACCTCCACGTCCGTCACCCAGACGACCTACTCGCTGGGCTGGTCGGCCGGCAGCGACAACGTGGCCGTGGCCGGCTACGAGGTCTCGCTCGACGGCGGCACCAGCTACACGGACAACGGCACCAGCACGACCAAGAACGTGACCGGTCGCACCCCTGGCGCCACGGACCAGGTGCGTGTGCGTGCCTACGACTCCAGCGGCAACCGCTCGACACCGGCCCTCAGCACCAGCGTCACCTTGGCGGCGCTCACATCGGCCACCATCACGCTGCCTCCCCTGAAGAACAAGGCGGGCCAGGTTCTGGCGAACCTCACGGATCTCACGGTGAACGTCTGCAACCCGACCACGGGTGCGCTGATCGTGCAGTTGACCGGACTGACGACCAATGGCTCAGGTGTCCCACAGGGCGTCACGTCCACCGCCTTGGCTGCAGGGCAGAGCTACGCATGTGAACCGGTCCACACGCTGGGCCGACGCTTGACGGTCGCGGTGGCTGCATGAGTCTGCCGAGCCTGGTCCTCACGAGCCCATCGTCGGGGGTCAAGCCCTGGACGGTCGGTCACGCCTTCGTCCAGGGTGAGGTGCCTGCTGGCCAGAGCGTCACCTGCTCCGAGGCCCAGTCGTTCCAGGCCGTCGCGAAGAACGTTTGGCCGGACGGCTCTCTCAAGATCGCGATCCTGTCCGGCACCGCGAGCCTCACGGCAGATACGCCGCTGAGCTTGCCTCTCACGCTGGGCGCGGCTAACGCGGGGTCTGCGCTGACCCTTGCGGCGCTCAAGGCAACAGGCGTAGTGGCCAGCATCGACTGCGGTGTTTTCGGTACGGCGTCGTGGGCCGATACGGACTGGGACGCACCTTTCCAGTCCTGGGTCAGCGGACCGGTCATGTCGTCGTGGGCCTACCGCAAGCCAGTGGGCAGTGACGCGCACTTGGTTGCCTGGCTGGAAGTGCGCCTTTACACCAGCGGCGCGGTCGAGGTGCTGCCCTGGATCGAGAACGGCTTCATCAACGTCGCCGGCCCGACCAACAAGTCCGCGACCTACACGTTCACGCTGGCCGGCACGCAGCGCTTCACGGGCGCGATCGACCTCAAGCACCACCAGCGCACGGTCCTGATCAACGGCACGCACCTGAGCTATTGGTCGGGTACCGATCCGCAGATCACACCGCTGCACGACACGGTGTACCTGCAGAAGACCGAGCTGGTGCCGACGTACAGCGCGACCCCGGCCTCTACGCTGCCCGACGACCGATACTCGATTGCAGGCTTTGCCCCGCTGCAGCAGGGGGACTTTAAGTACGGCGCGGGGACGTCGGGCTACGGTGGCGTCGACGACATGGCCGACACCGGCTACGGCCGGCCCATCGGCCTCATGCCGGAGTGGGAAGTCCTGCACCTGACCTGCCGGACCAAGAACACCTACAACCTGGTCATCCGCAACGGCTACAGCGTCGGCCGGTATGGCATCCACTACCGCGACGAGACGACGAACCGGCCGCTTCGTTTCAGCGACTACCCGACGCTGACGATTCGTGATGGACAGGCGTTCAACCACGCCGGCTCCAGCACCACGAACAGCCGCACTCCGGTCATCAGTGGTGGCAACCCGCCGACCTGGGATACGGCGCACAGCCCTTCGGTCGGCCTGCTGGCCTACCTGCTCACGGGCCGCTGGTACCACATGGAGGAAGCGCAGTTCGCGGCCACCGCGAACTACCTGGGCGATGGCTCCGGCAACGAGCTGCGCGAGGGGAGCAAGGGCATCGTTAAGCCGTGCGTCGGCGCCTGGCAGATGCGGGATGCAGCGTGGATGTGGCGTGCACTTGTCCAGGCCATGGTCGTCACGCCGGACAGCGACACGGCGCTGAAAACTGAGTTCAAGAACTCGATCCAGGCCAACATCGACCACTTCCACGGCCGGTATGTGGCTCAGGCCAACAACCCGTTCGGCATCATCGAGAACGGCTCGGGCTACCCGTACTACTGCAACGTCCCCATCTGGCAGCAGGACTTCGTCACGGCGTCGTTCGGCTACTCGCTGGCCCAGAACTTCGCGCTGGACGCTGGCTACAGCACGAAGCTGAATTCGTTCTTCCAGTGGACCGCCAAGAGCATCACGGGCCGCCTGGCCACGTTCGCCGAAAGCGGCTGGCCCTACGTCAACGCTGCCGTTTATCTCCTGAACATCAGCAGCACGGGTGCTCCCAACTGGGCGGCCGGCACCGGCCCATGGCATGCCGACTGGGCGACGGTCTACGCCAACCAGTCATTCGTCACCAGCAGCTTTGGCTACGACGTGAGCTGGTTCGGCACAACGGACGGCACGCTCCACGGCGAAATCATGCCGGGTGCCAACAGCCAGTGGGGCAATGCGATGACCGCACTTGCCTACGCGGTCCGGCACAACGTGGCAGGGGCAGCAACAGGCCTGGCCCGCATCCAAGCAGCGTCCAACTATTCGGCGCTCTCAACCCAGTTCAACACCCTCCCGGTCTGGTCTGTCGCGCCGGCCTCCGTATCGACATCAATCCCCGTAGAAGGGACACCTGGCATGGGCAAATCTCTCCTCATCGACACCAGCGACGACAACGGCGCTGGCGGTGTGACCATCGGCGACACCGGCCTGGGTGTGTTGGGCGCAACGGTGCGAGCGAACACCGCCACCGGCACGCACGGCCAAGGCCTTGGCTACAACGACTGGGACTCTTCGGCGGACGACGACAAGGAGTTCTGGTTCCAGCTCGAAACACCACCGAGCGCCGGCAAGCTGACCATCTTCGACGACGGTTCGATCGCTTGGGACCCGCAAGGCGCTGTGGCGGGCAGCTACAACTTCACCTATCGGCTTCGCATCGACGGTGTCAGTCAAGGCGTCACCACAGCGACGATCCTGTACGGCGCCTCCGCGGCCACAGTGGCTGCAACCGGCATCGCAAGCTCGGAGGCTTTCGGCAGCGCCAACGTGTTGGCCACAGGGCCGACAGGCATCCTGCCAGCTGGCATCCCGAGCGCTGAAGCCTTTGGCTCCGTGGTCGTTCAGACGACCCTGTCGAACACCGCCAACGTCCTTGCCGTGGGCATTGAGTCGATGGAGGCATTCGGCACCGCCAGCCTGTCGACCACCGGCGATGGCGCTTCATCGGACTCCGCGCTCACCGCGACCGAGCAACGCCTGATGTACGGCTGGGTCCGTGATCTGGCCATGATCAACGGATTGGTTGCTGGCGTCCCCGTCACCGTGCAACGGAACAAGCGCCGGGTTGGCAGCATCGAGCAGGACATCAGCGGCTCGGGCACATCCACTGTGACGGTGACCCGTGTTTGACCTCGTCGCTTTCGCGCTCCACGGCGCCTCATCTGGCCCGTCGGTCATGGCCAAGGACGGTGTGACCCTCACGTCCGACACGACGGTTGGTCGCATCGTCACCGTGTTCGCCGATCCGCGCCAGCCGGTGGTGATCGCGGACGCGCTCCCGCCAACTCGCTTCTCTGAAGGCAATCTGTGACGACACGCACCCCCAAGCGCCTCAACGAGAAGTACGCCGCCGAGTCGTACCTGCTCACCGTGGACTACTCGCCAGCACTACTTGGCACCGACCGCCTTGACGCTGTCGACGTCTCGATTGAGTGCATCGAAGGTGACGACAGCTTCTCTGAGCTGGTGCTGCCGGACGAGTCCACTTTCAACCGCCTCACGGCGTCGCAGCGTGTTGCTGCGGGCCAGGCCGGTTGCACCTATCGAATCACCTTCAACGCCCAGACCCTCTACGGCGAGACCCACCTGGTCGTCGTGGATCTGCCCGTGATCTAACCGAGGCCGACATGGACCCCACCTTGACCACCCCGCCGCAAATGCCCCTCCCGGAACCTCGCATGGTCATGCCCGACGAAATCTGGGCCGGTACCGAGCACAGCTTGATGCAGGCGGTATCCGCCATGCAGAACGTCATGGCGCTCGGCGCCACCTACTCGCAGGTCAAGCCTCGCGAGGAGGAGCGGCCGTACCTGCTCAGCACGCTTGGTTCAGTCGGCGTGATCCGCATCGCCGGCCCGCTGGTGAACAACGACTCCGCGTACAACCGCTACTACAACATCACGTCCTATGCCGACATCCGGCGGGCGGCAATCTTTGCCGCCCAGGACAGCTCGATCAAGGTGGTCCTGCTGGACATCAACTCGGGCGGCGGCATGGTCAGTGGCATCAGTGACACCGCCAACCTGCTTGCCACGATCAACAAGGACCTCAAGCCGGTGGTCGCTTTCAGCGACGGCGGCATGCTCTCGGCGGCCTACTGGACTGGCGCAACGGCTCGCAAGATCTACGCTTCGAACACCGCGAACCTTGGCTCCGTCGGCGTCATCACGACGCACATCGAGATGTCCAAGATGCTGGCAGACGCGGGTGTTGGCGTGACCGTCCTGCGGGCCGGCGAGTTCAAGGCCTTGGCCTCGAACGTCGAGCCCCTGTCTGACCCCGCTCGCGCCCAGATCATGGCGCAGCTGGAGGGCACCTACAAAGTCTTCATCGAGCACGTGGCCGCCGCTCGCGGCATGTCGGTCGAAGCGGCCGACAAGTCGATCGGCCAGGGCCGGGTCTTCCTTGGCCAAGCAGCCGTCGCCGCCGGTGCTGCAGACGCGATCACTTCTTTCGACGACCTGGTCGGAACTCTCCAAGCGTTGTTTCCTTGACAGCGTGAACTTCCTAAATCACAATTCTGTCAATCCGTAAAGGGCTATAGACATGTCGAAAACCGCACTGACCCAAGCTGAGATTGCCGCACTGGCCGCCTCCGCCGGTATCACGCCCCCTGCCGCCGCAGCCACGGGCACCGAAGTGACAAAAGAAGAAAAAGAGACGCAGGAGGCGGCTGATGCCGCCGCTGCCGCAGCAGCCGCCACGGCCGCTGCGGAGGCCAGCGCAGCAGCCTCTGCCACCAAGCCCGCCGCAACGCCGTCGGCTCTCGAAGTTCTGGGCAGCCAGCTCGCCGCGAGCGCCCAGACCCTCGCTCAAACCCAGTTGGAACTGACGCAGGCGAATGCCCGTGCCGATGCACTGCAGAAGACCGTCGACGGCCTGTCCGCTGTCGTGTCGATGTCGGTCTCGACCATGCAGGTCGCGCTCGGCGCCAGCGCCCCCGACCTGAGCAAGTTGAGCGGCGACCAGCTGCTCGCCGAGCACGCCACCACCGCCGAGAAGTTCAAGTCGACCTTCAAGGTTGGCGGCGTCGCAGCCGTCTCGAAGGGCGGCGACGTCCAAGACAAGCCGGTCGTCGACGCGAACCACCTGGCTCGCGTCAACGCGACCCGTTTCAACACCAAGTAAGGAGCCGCAATGCCCAAGTTCATCATGACGGAGCTGGTTGACGCCCGCGACAACGTCTTCACCTCCCGACTGGGCGCCGGCACCGGCGCTGCCAATCAGCTGACGGACAAGGAGGTCGGCAAGTTCGTCAAGCAGGTGGCCGAGAGCCGCTACGACCTGTGCGCCGTTGGCGACGAGATCCAGGGCGTGATCAGCTCGGTCGAGGCCGCCACCCAGGACAACTACACGATCGGCTCCGTGCGCAGCACCGGCCGCAAGTCCGTCACGTTCGATGGTCTGCAGGCAACCCCCGGCACCGGCGTGGTCGCGATCGGCGACTTCGTGGTCTGCGGCACCCCCGTGGCCAAGGACACCGCCTTGGCATTCCCCGCGACGGCCAAGGTCTGCAAGGCCACCGCCGCACCCAATGCCCTCGTCTACCTGTGGAAGGTGGTCTCGCTGGGCAGCGCAGGCACCGGCGCCGTCGGCACCACCGGCCTGATCGAACGCGTCTGACCAACCCGAAACTCAAGGAGAACCTCAACCATGTCCGCTTTTCTCGACGCTTCGGGTAACGTCCAACAGCTCCCCATCACGGTGGAGATGTACCGCGCCGCGGCCGACGCCAACATGACGCTGCCGCAGTTCATCAACGCGCAGCACCCCACCGACCACGAGCGCTACGGCTCCGCCTTCAACCAGATCCTGGCCAGCGAAGGCATCTTCGTGCGCCCGAACCGCGAGCTTGGCATCCGCGCCACCACGATGGACGAGATCCTGAATGGCAAGCGCGGCGTGCAGGCGGCGTCGGTGGTCAAGGACGCCGTCCCGACCAGCCGCATCCTGTTCCCGGCCGTCACGCTGCAGGCCGTGGAGGACAAGCTCGTCGCCAACTTGACCATGACCGCCAACGCGTTCGATGAGCTGGTGGGCTACGAAGAGTCCATCAACCAAGAGCGCTACGAGCAGCCGGTCATCAACTTCGACAAGCCGGAAGCCGGTCGCTCGCAAGGTATCGGTCAGCTGGCCCAGCCTGCGTCGATGATGACCATCACGGTCAGCGACAAGGCCTACCGCATCCCGACCTGGTCGCTGGGTATGGAGATCTCGGACCAGGCACTGAAGGCCTCGACCCTGGACTTCGTCGCCATGTCGCTGGCCCGCCAGGCTGCAATCGAACGCAATGAGCGTGCTCAGAACTATGTCCTCGCGCTGCTGAACGGCGACGTGGACAACGGCGAGGCTGCCCTGGCCCTGGACAACTCCACCAGCTTCGACGCCGCTGCCACTGGCGGTGTCATGACCCACGAAGCGTGGATGAAGTACCTGATGAAAAACGGCACGAAGCGCACCATCACGCACATCGTGACCGACATCAACATGGCGCTCAAGGTCGAGAAGCGCACGGGCAAGCCGGTGATCACGCAGGACGACTCGAACACGTCCCGCATCGACACCCAGTTCGCGATCATGAACCCGACGTGGGCCAAGAACCCCAAGGTGTTCCTGGTGGACCAGTCCAGCTGGCCGGCCAACACCATGATGGGTCTGGACAAGAACTGGGCGATCCGTCGCGTGCGCAACCTGAGCGCCGAGTACAACGCGATCGAAGCCTACGTGATGCGTCGTTCGACGGCCTTGCGCTTCGACTTCGGCGAGCACGTGAACCGCATGTACCCCGAAGCCTTCGCCGGCTACTTCCAGCTGTAAACCAAAGGGGCGCCCAGCGCCCCGATTCTTCGAGGACCCCATGAGCGATACCAAGACCGAAAACAAGCCGGCCGAGCCCAAGGCAGCCCCAGCCGCCAAGGCGAGCACCGAAGGCAAGACGCCGTTCGAGGCAGCTGGCCTGGTGCGTGGCAAGAACTACCGCTTCGTCGCCGTGCACGGTGACATTTGCCACTACGAGAACCGCACGCGCTTCGCGACGGACGACTCGGTGAAGCACGAGGCGGATGCCTGGGTCGAAATCCAGTTCAACGCCGGCAAGCTGCGCCTGGAAGCGGACGAGGAGTAACCCCAGGTGGCCCTGAGTGAGTTCACGACTTTCGGGGATGTGCGGGCCTCGCTCGGTGTCACGAGTGACGAGCTTGACGACGCCACACTCTCCCTGCGTCTGTATGACTTCTCGCTCAGGGCTGACCTGGACTCCCTCAGCCTGGACCTGATCCCGACGTTCCGCAGCCTCGCCGAACTCACCGACCCCAGTGAGGACGAGATCCGCTTCCTGGAGATGGTCCAGCTGTTCGCCACCTACTCAGTGGCGCACCAGCTCATTTCGTCCTTGCCGATGTTCGCCTTCAAGGAGGTGAGCGACGGCAAGGCGAGCGATGTTCGATTCAGCCAAGACCCGTACAAGGCCACGATCGAGAAGGTCGAGGCGCTTTACGGCATGTACCGGACGCAGATCGTTGAGCGGCTCGCCGCCGTCAACGGCGTCCCGGTCACCACCGCGCCCGTTCGCGTTTACCTGGCGGTCTCAAGCCCTGCGCGAGACCCCGTGACAGGCACCTGATGCGCGTCAAGACTGCCGCCCGGCGATTCGATCGCACCCACTGCAGAGACGCCTACTCGGGCGTCCTGTGTTTCATGGGACAGCTTGGTCTGTACGACGACAGCCATAGGGACAGCGAGTCGACCGAGCGACGCACGTTGTCGACGGCCCCTGAATCCGTCGTCCCTGCGCGTCGGGTTGTGCTGGCCGCAGGCGTCCGCTTCATCATCGGACACGGCTTCCCCGACACCTACCGTGGCGAGGTTGTGCGCATGGGCTACGTCGCGCACGAGGCCACGCACCTGGCGGAGGTCCGCACCTTGGGACAGGCTTGCAGGGGGGAGGGCGGCCTGCTGCTCTGGGGAGGCCGTGCTTGGGTCAAGAATTCAGCCGACGAACGTGCCAGCTCCAACTTGACGCAGCAGCAGAACCTGCACTTCGCCGTAGGCGAGCCGCTGGCGCCGCGCATGGTGATCGGCATGGGGAGCGACACCTTCATCGTCCGCGACGTCCGCGACGGCCCCGCTGGCACGCTCATCGCGTTCTCGGACCGGCTGCAGGCCGACTGCATCGAACTTGGTCAGATCACCACGGGCACGTGGGACCCCATCAACGAGGTGCACGGCGCACCTCACGAAGTTCGCGTGCTGAAGGTGCGTTGGCAGTCCCTCTACGACTACCGCAGCGCGACGGCAGACAAGCTGGCCGACGCGGATCTGCAGTTCGTGGTGGACAAGGTCGCCCACACCGCTCAGCCCGGCCAGGACATCACGCTGGCAGCCGGCGTGTGGCAGATCAAGGCTGTGGAGAGCCTGGGAGACGTCTGGCTTTGCAGCGCCTCGCGCCATGCTTGAATTCGACCTGAATTGGGACAACCTCGACCAGGCCTTTGAAGCTCTCACGGTCGAGTGCGAGAAGGTGGTGCGTGGCATCACCGTCGAGGCATGGAATGCAGTGCTGAAGCAAACGCCGCAGTTCTACGGCCGGGCGGTGGCGAGCTGGACCTACACCATTGGCAGTCCGGTGTTCATCGACCGCTCAGGTGAGACGGAAGACACAGCAGAGTTCGGCAACATGCCGATGTCCAAGGGGAACCCGACACCCATCGGCGTCGCCAACTCCATGAACTACGGCGCGAGCGATCGCTTCAGGCTTGGCGACACCGTCTGGTTTGCCAACGGCGTCGACCACGGTGAGGGACCCTATGCGGGCGGCCTGGAGAGTGGAAGTATCAAGCTGCGCGCTGGCAACCGCCCAGGCCAGATGGTGTCTCGTGCACTGGACCTGGTGCAGTCGCGCTACGGCCAGGACGTCAGCGTCTCCGCAGCACACCGATTGAAGGGGCTTCGCCTTGGATTCTGACTTCTATACCGACATCAAGACGGCCCTGCTCAGCGCCGTCTACCCGGCACACGTCACTGAGTTCCCCAACGTGCCTGTCGTGATCGACAACGGGCCTTTCGATCGCAACAACGCGCCGGAGGTCTGGGCGGAGCTGGAGATCAAGTTCCATGACAGCGACCAGGTCGGCCCCTCAGCCAACCCGCGCACGCGGCAGCGCGGCTTCGTGTACCTCAGCGTCTACTCTCGCGAGGGAACCGGCAACAAGGTTGGTCTCCGGGTGCTCGGGTGGTTCGCTCAGCAGCTGGGCTACTACAGGTCAGCGCCAGTGCAGTGCAACGAGCCGAGTGCGGTGCCAGACCCGGCCGTCCGGGGCTGGCATATCGACAGCCTCAAGGTCCCATTCTTCGCAGACAGTCAGTAGCACGCTTGGCGTGCCGCCCGTCTGCGGTCTACAATCCGATTGACAGATTTGCAAAAAAGGAATTGCCATGGCTTTCACCGGTTCCAGCTCGAATCGCGCGCAGCTCGCTTACAAGGTCGAAGGTGCCTATCCCGCCAACTTCGGGGTGACGCCGGCCGGCAACGGCGCTCTGCTGAACATGACCGGTGAGACGCTGGACTTCCAGATCAAGACGCTGACGTCGAAGGCCATCCGCGCTGACCGTCTGCCGACCGACGTGGTTCAGGTGAGCGCCACCGCAGCCGGCGGCTTCAACGCCGAGCACGTGTACAAGGAGTACGACCCGTTCATCGAACAGGCGCTCCAGAGCGACTTCGTGAAGTTCGGTACGGCCGGCGTTACCGCGGCAGTTGCCAGCCTGACGGCTGCCGCGACGACGCTGACCGCAGGCGCGGCCCCGACTGGCAACGATGCGTGGACCACGCTGAAGAAGGGTCAGTGGTTCGTGATCCAGCCGGCCGCAGGCGCGACGCAAGCCATGAAGGACTACCTGGCCGGCCGCGCGTTCCGCGTTTCGCCGACCACGGGTCCGACGGCCACCGTCATCACCCTGGACACCGCGACGCCGTTTGACACCACGAAGGGCACGAACCTGAATGGTGCTGCGCTGGCGTCCGGCTATGCCTGGAACGGTGCGTCCATGAAGACCTTCTCATTGGAGGTCCAGCACCAGGACATCAGCCAGTACCGCCAGTTCACCGGCATGGCCGTGTCGAAGATGGACCTGAAGTTGACCGTGGGCGAGATCGTCTCGCTTGCGTTCGAGTTCATGGGCAAGGCATCGACGCTGGCGCAGGCCTCCATCGTCGGGTCGCCTGCTGCATCGCAGGCTTTCACGCCGGCCAACGCAACGCGCGGCATCTTCGACGTGTTCGAGGCTGGCGTGTCCATGTCGACGACCAGCTACATCAAGAGCGGCGAGATCAGCTTCGACAACACGCTGCGTGGTCAGGAAGCCGTCTCGGTCTTCGGCATGGCCGGCATCGGCGTCGGCACGCACAACATCACCGGGAAGATGGAGGTGTACTTCGCCGACGCCGTGATGTACACGAAGTTCCTCAACAACACGGCCTCCTCGCTGAGCATCCCGATCCTCGACATCAACGGCAACGGCTACGTCTACTACTTCCCCCGGATCAAGTATTCGGCCGGCAAGGTCAACGCCGCGGGTCAAGACCAGGACACGATGCTCTCGATGGACTGGATGGCCCTTCCCGAAGTCGACCCCACGAGTCCGTGGGTCAACAAGTCTGCCGTCATCTTCCGAGTTGGCGCCGCCTGAGTCTGAGCCCGCGGCGTTCGCCGCGGAATGACGAAACATCAAAATAGGAAATACTCATGTCCGAACTTCTCGACATCTTTGCTGAATTCGCCACCGACGAGAACCTGGAGAACAACGGCACCTGGTTCCCGCTGGGCGGCAAGGCCCGCGTGTTGGTCGCCCGCAGCGGCAACCGCGCCTACGCCAAGTCGCTGTCGGCAGAGGTCAACGAGCACCAAGCGACCCTCGACCTGGACAACGAGGCCGCCGACACCCTGAGCGAGCAGATCATGGCTCGTGTGATGTCAAAGACGATCCTGCTGGGCTTCGAGAACTTCGCCTTCAAGGGCAAGGCCATCAGCTACAGCCATGAGAACGCCGAGAAGCTGCTGATGGTCAAGGACTTCCGTCGCCAGATCGTGAAGTTCTCGGAGACCGTCAGTGCCTACAAGGCGAATCTGGAGGCGGCGCAGGGGGAAGCCTAAGGGCCTTCCTGGGGTGGCAGCTGAAGTGGGGTGGCAAACAGTTTGAGGCCCTCTTCAAACTTGTTCAGGAGGACACCGGCACCCCCCACCCAGCTGCCCTGAGGCGCCCCACGCTCAGGAGGGACTGCCTCAGGTACTACGAGGCCTATCGCCTTCTGGGCAGTTCGCGCCACTGGAACCAGGTCGGCCCCCAACCGATCCCCGTCTCGGAAATCCTCACGCTGGTCGCCCACGGCCTTGGCATCGACGACCACGAAACCCGCCAGAAATACGTGCGCCTGATCCAGCGAATGGACAGCGTGGAGATGGAGTTCCGTAGCAGGAAGAGCACATGACGAATCAAGCCACCGCGAACCTCAGCGTAGGCATCAAGACCGAGAAAGCTCGGCAAGACCTCCTGGAGCTGAAGCGGTGGCTGCAGACCGAGATGCGCTCGGTCGTCGTCAGCATCGATCCGGCGTCTATCGATCGCTCCATCGCTGGCTATTTGAAGCAGCGCACGTTCAAGATCAGCGTCAACACCAAGGCGCTGAGCCAGGAGATCCAGAACGACGTTGGCATCGCGCTTGATCGCGCGATGGCCAAGCGCCGTGATCTGGCCTGGAACCAGGACGCCCTTCGTGGCGGCCTGAAGGCTGCCCTGGAGGGCACGTTCGGGCAGCGGCGCCGGGTCAACTTCGACGCAGGCACGCTGCGCGGCGAGCTGTCCCAGACGATGGCCACGGCCTTCGCCGACAACCACAAGGTCAACATCGACGGCGTGCATCTGCGCGCACAGGTACAGGCCGCCCTTGGTGGCGCCAACCTGCCCGTCGGTGTGTCTGGTTCCGCCGGCCATCCGGCGGCTCTTGGCCCGGCTGTGGCCGTGGCAATCTCGCAGGCCCTCACGCCGGCTGTGGACGAGCTGGCCAAGGCCGCCTCGGTGATCGGCGGTGCCGCACGCTCAGGCAACCGCGCCGCACAGGCGGGTGAGGCCCGTGGGCGAGTCGGCAAGAGCTTCACCGGCGACGACGGCCGGCGGTTCTCCTGGAGCGCGTCCGTCGATCCCCAGGAAGCGGTTCACGCGGTGGACGAAGGTCTGCGTGAGCAGATGCGGTCCAAGCTTGCGACCGAAAGCTCCCGTGAGACCTTTCGCGCCCGCATGGCGGCCCGGCGTTCCGAGGACGCTGCGGCCAAGGCTGCCGGCGCATTCGGCCCCGACCGCAGCGTCTACGACGCCCAGATCGCGGCGGAGCGGGTGGAGAAGCAAAGGTTCCAGACGGAGCTTGAGAGGATGCTGGCCGACAGCTCGCGCGAGACGCTTCGCGCCCGCCGGTTCTCCTGGCAGGCCGACCAGAAGGCCCAGAAGGAGGCAATGGCCTTTGGCCCGGATCGCAGCACCCTTGACGCACAGCTGGCGTCCGAGCGAAAGGCTCAGGCGGATTTCCAGACGGGCATGGCGCGCATTCAGCGCGAAAGCTCCCGTGAGACCTTTCGCGCCCGGCGGATCGCCCGAGCGGCGGAGGAGAAGGCGCAGAAGGAGGCTATGTCCTTCGGCCCCGACCGGGGCGTCTTCGAGCAGCAACTCGCTGCCGAGCGCACCAGTCGCGACCAGTTCAACAACAGCCTGAGCCGCATCCTGGAGGAAAGCTCCTCCAAGACCTTCGCCGCCCGGCGTTCTGCTCGCCGCTACGAGGATCAGCGTCGCCGGCAGGAAATGCAGGAGGTGCTGAACACCGCCCGCTTCGAGGCCAGCGCCAACTACACCGCCCGTGGGGCCAAGATCGCGGGTGCCAAGGCGCTGATGGACCGCTTTGGTGGGACTGACCAGGGTCGCCGGCAGGTCGAGTCGTTCATCAACAACGGCGCGCTGGTGCGGTCCATCGGTGACCTCGACAAACACCGCAAGGAGGTAGAAAAGGTCACTGCATCGCACGTCAAGCTCTCCGGCGTGATGAACGAGGCGCACTCGGCCGCCCGAGGCCTGGCCGGCTCGATGGGGCAGATGTGGCTGACCTGGGGCAGCACCGTGCCGCTGGTGGCCGGTGCCGCCATCGGCGGTGCGCTGATGTCGACCCTGAAGACGGGCAAGGACCTGGAGTACCAACTCACTTTCGTCAAAGGCCTGACGGGCGAGGCGATGGTATCCATCAACGAGCTTGGTGGGTCGATCAAGGGCTCGCTGGCCACACCGCTTGAGGCGGCGTCGGGCCTGCGTGCACTGGCGCAGAACGGCTTGAACACGTCCGAGGCGCTGCGGGCGCTCCCGACCGTGCTTAACCTTGCTGCTGTTGGTGAGATGGCGGTGGGCGAGGCGGCGCTGGGCGCCACCGGCGTGATGGCCGCCTTCAACCTGGAGGTGTCCGATCTCGGTCGTGTCAGCGACGTGTTCGCTAAGGCGGCGGCGATCTCGAACACGAGCGTCGGCGGCATGGTCGAGGCCATGAAGCAGGCCTCGACCGTGGGCGACAGCTACGGCGTCACGCTTGAGGAGACCGCTGCTGCGCTGTCCGTCCTGGCGAAGCGGAACATCGAAGGTTCGGCGGCAGGTACTGCCTTCCGCAACATGATGACGGAGCTGGCGAGCCCGACGAAGAAGGCTCGCGAGACGATGAAGACCCTCGGTATCGAGGTCTTCGACGCGAACAACCAGTTGAAGTCGATGCCGCAGATGCTGGAAGCGCTGCGGATGGGGCTCGCTGGCCTGAACCAAGAAGGTCGGCTCAACGCACTGAAGTCGATCTTCGACGAGCGCGGCGCCAAGGCCGCCAACGCAATGTTGAGCGACTTCGCCCACTTCGGCGAGAACCTGGACACCCTGAAGAACAAGGCGCAGGGTTTCACTGACAGCATCGCTGGCCAACTGCAGGAGACGCTGGAAGGGAAGCTGAAGGGCACCCTCAGCGACTTTCAGCGCGTGTCGACCTCGGTGTTCTTTGAGACCTCAGACGGCCTCAAGAACCTCGCCGACGGGTTGCGCAGCTTCGTCAACAGCGATGAGCTGAAAGCCGGCCTGAAGGCCATCGCGGACGGGTTCGTGAGCCTGACGCGGTTCGTCATGGAGAACGGCCAGACCATCCTCTGGACAGTCGGCGGCTGGGCTGCGTTCCGCGCTGGCATGGTCCTTGTGCCCGCGGTGCTCAGCGCGGTCGGCACGGGCCTCAACGCCGTTGCTGGTGGCCTGGCCATCACACGCGTCGGCCTGCTCGGCGTCGCAGGCGCCCTGACCGGCGGCCTTGCACTGGTGACCGCCCTTGCCGCGGAGTACCTGCTGTTGGGCCGCAGCACCAACGAGACGCGGGAAGCCCTTGAGCAGTACGACCGCGCGATGCAGCGGCAGGTTGACAACTCCGCTGAGCACCTTCAAAAGCTGCGTGACGAGAATGACGTCCTGGCTGTCAAGGTCAGGTTGCTGAAGGAGGGCAGGTCCCTCAAGGACGCCACCGAGGAGGCGGAGAAGGGGCGCCGCCCGGAGGGGCAGGACAAGCACCTGGAGGGCATCGCCAAGCTGCGGGCGAACATTGCTGACCGAACCACCAAGATCACGCAGATCGACTCCCTGACCCGCAATGGCAGCGACCGCGGCCAGGCGGTGCTGAACGCCCGTCGGGACCGCTTGGAGGAAGAGAACAAGCTGGATCTGGAGGCCATCAGAAAGGCGGAGGACAACTTCGCCCGGGACAGCGCGAAGCTGCGCCGCGATGCCGCCGACGCTCGGGCTGCGCAGTCGGAGAAGGAGATCCAGGAAGAGCGCGTCCGCCTTGAAAAGCGCCTGCGCGAGTACAACGACTCGGCGCAGTTGGCCAACACCAGTGGCAAGGCCAAGGCGAAGGTGCCGCTGCTCGAAACCGAGACGGCCGCCGCGCTCGACAACCAGGGGCTGAAGAAGAAGCTCGAAGAGCTTGAGCAGAACAAGAACCGCACGCTCTCCGGCTTCACCGCACCCGAGCGCAAGCATGACCCGTTCAACCAGCACGTCACCGACACGCTCAAGCGCATCCGGGAAGAGCAGGCTGAGCTGAAGGAGTCCACCAACCACTGGGCACAGTACAACAAGGCCAAGTACAGCACGGAGATGTACGGCCCGGCTGTGGCCGATGAGATCCAACGCCTCACCGCGGAATCCGACATCGCCCAGGTGCTGACGCAGCAGGTGAGCCAGAAGGCCAAGCTGCAGGCGCTGCGCAGCGAGGCCAATGGGGATGTCGAGAAGACCCGCCACCTGGATTCAGAGATCCAGGGCCTGGAGGCGTCCAACCGCCTGCTGACCATCAAGCTGGACCACCTGCGCGAGATCAGCGCACTGGAAGCCGCGAACAAGCGCGATCGGGACGCAGCAGCGTTCGTCAAGAACGTCACCGGGTTCCAATCGGAAGTCGACAAGCAGATCGAGACCACCACCCGCAGCTACGACGTCAAGGTGCAGCGGCCCGAAGAGGCAGCGGCCACCAAGGCTTCCGCCGCGGTGCGTGAATCGGCTCGCTCGCGCGAGCTTGAGCTGCTCGGGCGTTTGGAGCTGCTTGAGCAGGGCCGCGTCCGCCTTGCACGGGACCGTGATGAGATCGAGGGCCGCCTGGCGACTGTCACGAGCGCCGCGCAAACCGACCAACTGCTTGAGCAGCTCTCCCTCAACACGGCGCTGCTGGAGGCCCAGGGCGCCGGTGAGTCCGTGCTGCAGCGACAGTTGGATCAGCTGCGTGCAATCACCAGTGAGCGTGCCAAGCAGGCTGCGGACAATGCACGGACTCAGAATCTCCGTTCCCAGACTGCCGAGTACGGCATGGAGAAGTTCTGGGAGAACTACACCTCCAGTGCGCAGAACGCCGCCCAGCAGGTCGAGTCTGTGATGAAGACGACCATGGACGGTCTTGGCGGTGTCGTGGCCAATTTCGCCACGACTGGCAAGGGGCATTTCAAAGATTTCGCCCGCGGCGTTCTGATCGAGGTGACCAAGATGATGGCCAGCCGCGCCATGCTGCAGTTCGCGGCCATGCTTGCTTCGATGTGGGGTGGCAGTGCGTCTGGGGGCACAGCCGTCAACGGCAGTGCCGGCTCTGGGTATGGCGGCAGCACTGCGGCGCCGACGACCTTCGCAGCGAACGGTCATGTCATGACCAGCGAGGGGCCTCTGCAGCTCAGGAAGTACGCGAACGGTGGCATCGCCCGCACGCCGCAGCTCGCGGTCTACGGCGAAGGTCGCCTGCCAGAGGCCTACGTCCCACTGCCGGATGGCCGGACCATCCCCGTGACCATGTCTGGCGACGGGGGCGGTGGCCAGACCCAGGTCAACATGACCGTGAACGTCTACAGCGACGGGAAATCGTCGTCTGAAAGTGACGTTTCTGGAGAAAAGGCAGCTGAACTTGGTAGGATGCTTGACCAGGCGGTGACCGCAGTCATCGTCCGCGAACGCCGGCCCGGCGGACTCCTCTACTGATCATGCCCACACCAGTATTCAACGTCGCCGCCCCAGACGCAGGTGCAACCAAGTCGGTTGAGCCAAGGGTCCTGGCGATCAAGTTCGGCGACGGCTATTCGCAGGAAATGGCGGACGGCATCAACAACATCGTCGAGACCTGGAGCATCTCGTTCAGCAACCGCACGCGGACCGTGATCCAGGCAGTTGACGACATGTTTGAGTCGTTGGGCGGGCACTCGCCGTTCCAGTGGACGACCCCTGAAGGCAAGACCAAGAAGTTCAAGTGTCCAAAGTGGTCGCCCTCCTACAACCATGACACGGACTGCTCGTTGAGCGCGACGTTCGTGCAGCACTACGGCCCATGAGCATCAACGAGCGCCTCCAAATGCTCAGCCCCGGCGCACTGCTGGAGCTGATCGAGCTTGACCTGTCGCCCATCACCAAGACGAACTCGCCAAGCGACCACTTCTACTTCCACGCCGGCACGAACAAGCTGAACGGCCCAGTGGTGTGGCAGGGCAAGACGTATCAGCCGCATCCGGTGCAGGCAGAGGGCTTCGATACGTCGACCAAGGGCACGTTACCCCGCCCGAAGCTGTCGGTGGCCAACGTCAACGGGATCATGACGGCGGCGAACACGGAACTAGACGACCTCGTCGGCGCCATCGTGATTCGGAGGCGGACCTTCTCCGAGTACCTCGACGCGGTGAATTTCGCCGATGGCAACCCCACCGCGGACCCCAACCAACACCTGCCTGACGACACCTACTTCGTCGAGCGGAAAATCACCAGCAACAACGTCGTCGTCGAGTACGAGCTGGCGTCTGCAATGGACCTCGAAGGGGTCAAGCTGCCGGGCCGATCCATCGTTGCCAACTACTGCCCCTGGCGGTATCGGGTTTACGCCGGGGCCGGCTTCGACTACAGCGAGGTCAGTGACTGCACCTACACGGGGAACCTCTACTTCACAGCCCAGGACGTGGGGACGGGTGATCCGAGTAAAGACGTGTGCTCCAAGACCCTGACTGCCTGCAAAGCCCGGTTCGGCTCCGCGACCCTGCCGTTCGGCGGCTTCCCCGCGGCGAAGGCCTACAAGCTGTGAACGGGCTCGTCGAGGAGATGCTCGCCCACGCAGGTGTTGAGCAGCCTCGCGAAGCCTGCGGCCTTGTCGTCGCACGTGGCACGAAGTTTCGAATCGTGCGAGCACGGAACCTGGCGGCCGACCCGATCAACACGTTCGACCTTGACCCTGACGCATGGCTGCAGGTGGGCCACGACGAGGAAGTGATTGGCATCTACCACTCGCACCCAAGTGGCAACCCCGAGCCGAGCCTGTGCGACCTGAGCGGGTGCGAGGCAACCCAGCTTCCATGGCACATCGTTGGCTGTGGCACAGGCGCTTACCGGCGTATCGATCCAAGTGGCTTCCGTGCGCCGTACCTCCGGCGGCCCTACGTCTACGGTGTCCACGACTGCTGGGCTCTCGTCCGTGACTGGTACAGGTGGGAGTGGAACCTTGACATCCCCGACTTCCACCGGGAGCCGGACTTCTGGCTGAGGGGGCAGAACCTGTTCCTGGACCACCTTGAGCAGGCCGGCTTTGTGGTCCAGACGGAGGGCGACGTCCAGGCGGGCGACGGCTTCCTGGTGCAGATGAGCAGTCCGGTGCCGAACCACGCTGTTGTCTACCTCGGGGACGGAACGATTCTTCACCACGTCAGAGGGCGACTGTCCACGCGCGATCCGTGGGGAGGCTACTGGGCAAAGCACGCTAGCCACCGAGTAAGACATAAATCTAAAATAGGAGCTTCATGATAGAAGTTCGACTCCACGGCGCCCTGGCAAAGGAATTCGGTCAGTGCTGGCACCTCGACATACGGACGCCTGCAGAGGCGGTCCGCGCCATCGAGTGCGCGCGGCGCGGGTTTCGTGATGCCATCCTGAAGCTCGACCAGTTGGGGCACGTGTTCCGTGTCCGAACGAAGGACCATGATTACGGCAACGAGGACATTGGTGCCACGCTCGGCTCGGTAAACCGCATCGACATCATCCCAATCGTGCGTGGCGCCTCTGCGGGCGTGCGCTTCGTCGTCGGCGCCATCATGGTGGTCGTCGGCTTGGCCACGTCGTGGCTCGGCGGTGCCGGCGTGCCGGTGGCATCAGCCGGCTTCGGCTTGATGGTCGGTTCGGTCGTTGAATGGTTGACACCCAAACCCAAGAGACCCGACCCTGGGGCAGACGGTCTTCAGAGCTGGACCTTCTCCGGCCCCACCAGCACTGCCGACCAAGGTGTGCCCGTTCCGATCATCTACGGTGAGGTGTTGACCGGGGCCGTTGGCGTCAGTGTCGGTATCAGCGTTTCGGAGTCCGTCAACGGCTACAACTCCGCCGGCGTGGCGATTGGCGGCAACCTCGACCTGATCGGAGAGTGGCAGGACGGTGGGCTCCACACGCACGTCTTCACGCTGAGCGCCACAGTCGTCGGCGGTCGGTATCCCCTCAACTACCACTGGTCGTTCACTGGGTTCCCCGGTGCCGTTGCTGCTCGGTGGACCCAGCAGGATGCCGTCGCGAAGTTGGAGCTGGATTACGACGTCAATCCGGGTGCTGGCGTGCTGGACACCGGACTGATCCAGGTCAGTGTCGAGGTCCAGGTGAGCTACGACGTCCCCTTCATCCCCGACGGGCTTGAAACCCTCACGACAAGCGCCGCGGCGACTGTCTGGAACCGGGCACACATATGAGCGACCACAGCGTGCAGCGAATCATCGGCGCGGGCGGTGATCCATCCGGCGGCGGCTCCGGTATCAGCGAGTCGCCCGACTCCCTGTCCAGTAACGCCTTCGTACAGTTCATCGACGTGATCGGCGAAGGTGAGATCAAGGGGCTGGTCAACGGCGAGTCTTCGATCTACCTCAACGGGGTGCCCATGCGGGACCTCAGCGGCACGCCGAACTACCAGGCATTCACCTGGTCGTCGACCAACGGGTCCGCAGGGCAAGCGCCACTCACGTCATTCCGAAACATTGAGGACGAGGTTGGCGTAGGTGTGCAACTGAAGGAGACCCTTGGCCCGGTGACCCGGTCCATCGTGGACGCCGACGCTGATGCGGTACGCGTGACGGTCTCGGTCAACGGGCTGACTTCCTCAACGAAGGAAGGCCGTATCAACGGTTCAACGGTCAGCTACCGGATCGACGCCCGGGTCTCCGGCGGCGCCTGGCATCAGGGTGAGGTGCTCTCGATCACGGGCAAGACCACCGCCAGGTACCAGCGGCAGCACATCGTCGAGCTTGCCGGGATCGGCCCAGGCCCGTTCGAGATCCGAGTCGTTCGCCTGACCCCTGACGCAACCACCACACTGACCGTCGACAGCTTGTTCTGGGACGCGTTCACCGTGATCAACAGGGAGCTGCTCAGCTACCCGAACACAGCACTGGTTGGCCTGAAGCTCGACGCCAAGTATTTCGGCCAGGTACCCAGTCGGTCGTACCACGTGCGCGGCCTGATCATCCAGGTGCCGAAGAACTACGACCCGGCCACGCGAACCTATGCAACGACAGGGCCAGGCACCACGAATGGCGCTTGGGATGGCACCTTCAAGCCGGCCTACAGCAACAACCCGGCCTGGTGCTTCTACGACATCTGCGTCAACAAGCGGTACGGCCTTGGTGAACGGATCAAGCCGGAGCAGGTCGACAAGTGGGCGCTCTATGAGATCGGGCGTTACTGCGATGAGTTGGTGCCGAAGATGGTCACCGGCGGGGGCGGACCTGGCTTCAGCACGAGTGGGCGGGTGCTGTCTAACGTCCCGCTGACGACTAACGCGGCTGAGATGGAGCCGCGCTTCACGCTCAACTGCGTCATCAACACACGCGACGACGCGTTCAAGGTCCTCGCGATGCTGACGAGTGCCTTCCGAGGCATGGCGTACTGGTCGTCCAGCTCGGTCATCCTGACCCAGGATCGTCCGACCGACGTCTCGATGTCCTTCACCAACGCCAACGTCGAGAACGGCGTCTTCTCTTACGAAGGCGCGTCACGGTCGCAGCGCAACACCGTGGTCCTCGTCTCGTGGAACGACCCGAGCGAGGACTTCAAGCAGAAGTACGAGTACGTCGAGGACCGCGAGGGCATCAAGCGGTACGGCGTCCGCACAACTGACGTCATCGCCTTCGGTTGCACGTCCCGGTCGCAGGCCCGCCGCCTGGGGCTTTGGCTGCTGTACACGCAGCGCCTTGAGTCGTCGATGGTGCATTTCAAGGCGGGCCTCGACGCCGCCCGGGTCATGCCCGGGGCCGTCGTCGAGATCCAGGATAGTCACAGAACCGGCGCCAGGTGGGGTGGCCGACTGGCCGATGCAACGCTGACGTCCCTCACACTGGACGCGGCCGTCTACCTGGAGATTGGCACCTACGTCATCTCCGTGTTGATGCCTGAAGGCACGATCGCGACACGCCAGGTCGCGATCCCGGCAGCCGGCGACTACACCACCCTCACGTTCACGACGCCGCTGGACGCGCTGCCGGTTGATGCAGCGATCTGGACCCTTGCCTCGGCCGACGTCTCCAGCATGCTGGCGCGGGTGGTGATGGTCAAGCAAGAGGGCAGCAACGCCTTCACCCTCAGCTGTGTCGAGCACAACCCGTCGAAGTACGACGCGATCGAGACCGACGCAAACCTCACGCTGCCGAACTACACGTTCCTGAGCTACGACGGCGTCAAGGCCGTCCAGAACCTCAAGCTGGTGGAGTCGACGGTGCGCACCGAGCCTACGGCGTCCGTGATCTGCCAGATCGACGTGAGCTGGGATGCGTTGCGGTCCCCAGAGCTGCGTGGCTATGTCGTTGAGTACCGAAGTGAGGCGGGTGACATCGGCTCCCTGCCTGAATCGAGGTATCCGAACGCCACCCTGACAGGGCTTGGAGTAGACACATACACGGTCACGGTCTACGCAGTCAACTCACTTGGCCTGCGCAGCCCTGGCGTGACCGGCGAGGTTGAGGTCACCGGGGTGCCGACGGTGCCACAGGATGATCGTGCGCCTCCTGCCCTGCTCGGCCTTGCAACGACGACGTCGTTCTCAGACGTGCTGGTCCACTGGGACTGGCCGAGCTTCGAAGAAGGCGGCGGCAACGGAGGCACTGAGGTCTACTTCGCCGACTACTCCGGCACGGGCGACCTGCCCACCTTCGCCGATGCAGCGCTGCTTAAGGTTGCGCCCTCTTCGGTCAACCAAGTTGTCGACGGCCTGGTGCCGAACCAACAGAGGCACTACTGGGCTCGCCACGTCACCCGATTCGGCACGCCGTGCGTCACGTTCACCGGCGGCGTCAATGGCGTTGTAGGGCTGACCGCCCCCTTCGGCGTCCTCAATGTCCGACAGACTGGCACCGCCTTCAAGGTGCAGGGCGGGGCGTCGACGCCCCTCGAAATCACCATCACCGCCCAAGGTCAGTTCCTGAGGGGAGCGCCCGCCTTCACGATCGATTCGGGCACCGCCACGCTGACCGGGACGGGCATCAGCCGAACCATCACAGCGGCCAGCATGACCACGGACACACTCGTGGTGCGGGTCTCATGGGACGGTGAGGAAGACCTTGTCACCCTCACCAAGCTGGTACTTCCTTCGGCGAATGTGGATGTACCGCTGGCCCCGAACGGCCTGGTCGCAAGGGGCGTCCTGAAGGCGATCCTGCTCTCCTGGAACCAGCCGACCTACGAGGGCCACAAGAAGTTCCAGGTCTATCGCTCGACGACCAACGACCGCACGACCGCGACCCTCGTGGCGACGCCGACGGCTGACGTGTATGTCGACAGCACCGCGACTGCCGGCCTGGCGTACTACTACTGGGTGAGGGCGGTCAACGTCAACGACCAGACGGGACCCTTCAACGGCGCGGCCAACGAGGGGGTGTCGGCGGGCCTTGCACTTGTCGGGACTAGCGACTTGGGCAACGCAGTCGTCCTTGCGGGGAATCTGGCGCCCGGCAGCGTCACGGCCGACAAGTCCGCGCTGGAGATCGGCGGTGACAACCTGGTCGCCAACAACTCGTTTGAGGTGGACGTCGACAGTGACGGGCTGGCTGACGGTTGGGGGGTCTACAACAACGATGGCTCCGGTGTGCCGACCGCCGCGAGTCGAACCAGTGGCCGCATCAGCGGTTTTGCGCAGCGTGTGACCTGGACGGGCACCAATGCCAGCTCAAAGGGCGTCTTCGCCCCTGGCGTGCGAGGCGGCTGGCAGATCGGCAAGACCTACGTGGTGTCCTTCTATGCCCGCGGTGCGTCGGCACAACCGTTTGGCATGTCATTGCAGTGGAACGTCAGCCCCGCGACTACCGTTGCGCTGAAGAACCCGAACATCGCTACGACTTGGCAGCGCTACGCCTTCCGCATCATCTGGGGCGGTTCCGTCGAGAACAGTGGCAACCTCTTTCTCAGCATCCTCTACGGCAACGCATGGGCCAACGGCTGGGTCGAGTTCGACGACGTGCAGGTGGAGGAGGGTGACACCCTCTCTGGCTACCAGGGCAAGCTGGCGCTGAACACCATCGTTGCCGGCGATGGTGCCGTTGCCAACTTTGCTATCACGAACCTGCTCCTTGCGCACGGCTCCGTCGGCACACTGAACGTGATCGATGGCGCAATCGTCAATGCAAAGATCGCCAACCTCGACGCTGGAAAGATCACGACCGGCCAGCTTGTTGCCGCCCGCATTGACAGCAGGGGCCTGTCCATCAAGGACGAAAGCGGCAACGTGATCCTGGCGGCCGGCAGTCAACTTCCGCTGGCCTATAGCAATCCCGGCACGATCAACAACAACATCACCGTCGTCGGTGGCCAGCTGCTGGGAATCGGCGCCGGTGCCGGCGTCCAGGTCGACAACTCCTTCGCTGCGATCGGCCAGAACCTGGTCCCCAACAGCGATCAGACCTCAGCGATCACCTGGGGGCAGGGCATCGTGTCAGGCGTGACGACAGGCACACCGCTGCAGTACGCCTCAAACATCTGGAGCACTACCTACACGTTGCGCTCGGCGACGACCCGAAATCTGGCCTTCAACCAGACCGGTGTCGGACCTGGTGACAACAACGCTGCGGCTGCCGACTTCTACCCCATGGGTGGTTGGGGGTCGACCTACTGCGTCCCCGTGCAGGCGGGCCAGCGCTACTGCTTCAGCTACTACGCGCAGTCTCATCGCTGCTACGTCGGTGGTGGCATCTCCTGGTTCTCCGCCGACGGAACGCATGTGGGCACAAGCTACATGGCGACCCAAAGCACGTCCTATGGGTCCGCTGACGCTCTCGATGCCTACCTCCGCATGAGCATCATGGCGACGCCGCCGGCAGGTGCCGTCGGTGCTGTGCCATTCATGCGCAAGTGCAACACCTGGAGCGGGCAGAGCGACAGCTGGTTCTGGGGGGCGGCACCCCAGTTCGAAGCGGTGGCAGCAAACGCTCAGGGTCCGAGCCCGTACATGCCTGGCCCAGCGTCCAGCACTCGACAGCTTGGGTACTCCGGCGACCTGAACGCGACCTACGGGGCCAGCTGGAATGGCACGATCACCGGCCAGCCCTCGGACGGCACGATCCTCAACAACCAGATCGGCATCAATTCGTCCGGCCAGTTCTACAACGTCTCGACGGGCCAATCAGGCATCCCCGTCAGCAACAGCCAGATCAGCATCTCCGGCAACGCGCTGTTCGGCATCGGCGCGGGCAACGGAACCGATGTCGTCAACGCGGCACTGGTTCCGTCGATCAATACCGCCGCTACGACTGCCAACTGGCCCAGCGTGACCGGCAGCGGCCGGCCGGCTGACAACGCGACAGTCGGTGCCCCCACTGGCACGCAGGTCGGCGGCGCACCGGCCGAGTCGGTCATCAGGCAGGGTTTCCCGATCACGGCTGCCAACATCGACGTCTACATGGGCAACGTCGCGGTGCGGACGCTGCACATCGCTGATCAGGCGATAACGATCCCGGTTTCGGTCTACACGGCCAGCAACCTCGCGCCCGACCTCACCATCTCGCCGCCGGCTGAGCAGGTCATTCAGAGCGCCACCATCAGCTCTTCGGGCGCCCCAATCGTCGTGATGGCTGGCTTCCAGGGCTGGCAGAGCATGAACGTGACGACCCTTCCCAAGTTGTACCGGAATGGTGTCCAGATCGCCGACTTCGCCGTGCAGACCCCTAACGCCACCGGTGGAAGTCTTCGTATCCCAATCAGCATGCCAACCTTCATTGATACCCCAGGCCCCGGCGTGTGGACCTACTCGCTCAGAAAACTGAGCAGCGAACCATTGAACTGTTCCCAGCGTTCGATGGTGCTCCTGGAGACTAAGAAGTGAGCCGCTTCGCCATTCACCAACTCGGCAAGCCGCAGATCCTGCGAGTCGTCTCCTGTCACCTCGACCAACTGCAGTGGCAGCTTGAATCAGGGCAGGTCGGCGTCGCGGTTGAGCCGGACGTGTCCGACGACACCCATTACGTCAATGCTGGGCAGGTCGTCGCGATGGCCGCACGGCCGACGCCTGACCACAGCTGGGATTGGGAGACGCTCAGTTGGATTGAACCGGCGCTTGAGCTGCTGCGTGCCAACCGCTGGGACGAGATCAAGGCGGCCCGCACCGCGGCCGACCTTCAGCCGTACCCCGTCGCCGACTTCGAGATCGACGCGGATGCGCAGAGCCGGCAGAACATCATGGGCGCCATCATGGCCATGCAGCTGACGGGCGAGAGCACACGACTCTGGCGCTGCGCTGACAACACCATGCGCGAGCTGAGCCTTGCGCAGTTGATCACCGCCGGCACCGGCATCGCCGCCCGGCTGCAACAACTCATCGAGATCTCCGACCAGCTGTGGCAACAGCTGCAGGCCGCAACCACTGCGGCAGGGATCGAAGCAGTCATCTGGACCACTTGAGGGAATGAGCATGGGCGTCATCAGATCCTGGATCACCAACGTGCTGGTCGCCGCCGACCAGTTGGTCAACGCAGTGCTCGGCGGAGACCCCGACGAGACGATCAGCTCCCGGGCGGCAAAGGCGGCCAGGCGCGGCCACCGCTGGGGTTGCGTGCTCTGCCGGGCACTCGATGCCCTGCAGCGGGACCACTGCGAGCGTGTGATCGAGACGGACGAGGGACGCTTTCGGTTGCGGTGGCAGCAACTTGGAGGTAGCGAAAAGAGTGACAATATTGCAAAATAGGACGTACTACACAGCGTCCTGCCAATGAAGCACATCTCCGAAGCCGACTCCGCCGCTGCAGCCGCTAGCGCCAGCCTCAAGGCCACTGTGTTGGGGGGCGGAACGCTCGCCGCGGGTGGACTGACTTCCAACGACTTCGCCATTTTCGGGGGCTTCATCATCGCCCTCGCCGGCTTCATTCTCCAGTTCATCTACCAGCGCCGTCGTGATCGGCGAGAGCAGGCTGAGGCAGACGACAAGCACCGCCTGCACCTCGCGCAGCTGGCCGCCATCCAGGCGGAAGTCGAGGCCTCGCGTGACCGCGCCTGACCAGACGGCCCTACAGCGGCTCCGCGCCCCTATAGCGACGCTGGTGCTCAGCGCTGCGGGCCTGTTCGCCGTCACGGCGCACGAAGGCTTCACTGACCGAGCGGTTATCCCGGTCCCTGGTGATGTCCCTACCTATGGTCACGGCTCCACCCGGCGCCCTGATGGCACGCCGGTGCAGTTGGGTGACCGCATCACGCGGCCCGAGGCGGCCGACCTGATGAAGCGTGAGCTGCGCGGCTTCGAGGGCCGGCTCAAGGACTGCGTGACCGCACCCCTGACCCAGGGCGAGTACGACTCCCTCGTGAGCCTTGCCTACAACGTGGGCAGCGGCACGGTGTGCAAGTCGACCATGGTCCGCCTGCACAACGCCGGCCAGCATGCCCAGGCCTGCGCCCAGTTCGATCGCTGGACCTACTTCCAGGGCAAGGACTGCCGCATAGCGACCCACCGCTGCTCGGGCCTTGTCACGCGCCGGGCCGACGAGCGCAAGCGCTGCGAGAGCTGAATTCCCACCACCGAGAGAACCATGAGCTACTCCTTCCGCCTCCAAGCCGCTGACAAGGACGCCCTGAAGCGTCAGGTCGTCGACAAGTTCAACGAGATCGTCGGCCAGCAGGCCGCTCACGTGCACGATCGCAATCAGGCCATCTCCGCCTCGCACGCCTTCATCGACGTGCTCCCGGACAACCCGGACCGTGACGTCGTCGTCTCGGTGTGTGGCTCCCTGTCCGGTAGCTGGGCGAACGCTGACCTCATCTCGGTGAGCGGCGTCAGCCTGAACATCAGCGCGAGCTTCGCTGACCGTGGACCTGCTGTTTAAGCCACTACTCGCGGCGGCCGTCGCTGCCTGCTGCGCACTGGGCGCGGTGGCCGCCTGGCAGTACAGCCAGGCGGTCACGGCCCGAAGCGAGCGCGACAAAGTCAAGGCTGTATTCGACGCCTACAAGCTGCAGGCTGTGACCGACGCTCTACAAGCCGCCGAGAAGGCGAGGGCGGAGGAGCGCCTGGTCCAGAAGCAACAACAGGAGGCACTCAATGCTGCCCATCTCAATCTCGTCCAGGCTCGGCGCGATGCTGATTCCTCTCGCTCTGCTCTCGGTCGGATGCAGCAGCGTGCCCAGGCAACAGCCGCCCTTGGTCATTGCAAAGCGGCAGATCCCGGCCCTACCCAAGATGGCCCGGCAGCCAGCAACCCCGCAGGACTGCTTGCCGACGTGCTCGGCCAACTTGGAGAAGAAGCTCGACGGTATGCTGAGATCGCCGACGCCGCCCGAATCTCCGGCCAGCTCTGCGAAGCCCACTACGACGCCCTGATCGTCAACGTGTCGTCGGAGTGAGGCTGTCGGGCAGGCGGGTTGCCGCCTCGACGGCGTTGCTGACGTAGTAGGTGTCGCGCAGCAAGGCGATGTCCTTGGTGCCGACAGCGTGGCTCAGCTCGAACACGTCCAGGAACTTGGCCAGCCTCGTGCAGGCCTCGTGCTTTGTATCGTGGAAGTTCAGGTCGGCCACGCCCGACAGCCGGCGCACGCGGCGCCAGAGAGCGTCCCGGTCGGTGTCGTTCATCCCCATGATGTAGGGCGGCTTGCTGAAGCCGACCACCGGCTGCTGTCCGCTGGGCATGGTGGCCAGCAGCCTGGTCAGCAGCATCGCGGCCCGTGGCGTCAGCGGCACCACCCGGCTGGAGTCGACCTGGCCCGATCGTGACCCCTTCCGGCCGCCCACCTCCGTGGCACTGACCTTGACAACGCGGTTGACCTTGTCGAAGTCCGCCGGCCGCAGGCGCAGGATCTCGCCCGAGCGCATGCCTGTTTCCAAGGCGAAGAAGAAGCCGGCCACGACCCGCTGGGTACGCGTCGCCAGCTCGACCTCGTCGTTGTAGCCGCCAGCGATCGAGATGGCCTGCATCTCGTCCCAGGTCAAAAGCGGCCGGTTCCGCGACGGCGACGGCGGCGGCCTCGTCGCGCCATGGCAGGGGTTCATGGCGATCCACTTCAGGGACTTGACACCATAGGTGAACGCCGCCGCCCAGAGGTTCATCTCGCGGTTGACGGTCGACCCGCTGACGGGGCGGTGACCACCGCCACGGGCTACCTGGTCACGACCCCGTTCCGCCATCCACTGGTTCATCCGGTGGGGGGTCAGGGTCTGCAGCTTCTCCTTGCCAATCGGCGAACTGGCCCACTTCAACAGCCGCAGGCTGTTCCAGCGGCCCGAGTCCATCTTCGAGGCGACGAAGTCCAGGTAGGTGAGGAGCAGGTCCTCGACCGTCTTGCCCATCGTCGTCACGTCCACCCCTGCCTGTTTCTTGCCTTCAATCTCGGCGGCCCAGGCCTGGGCCTCTGCCAGGGTGTCGCAGGTCTTCGTCTTCTTGCCCCCTCCGGGGAGGCGGACGATTGCTCGGGTTGAATTGCCGCGGGTCTCGAATGACGCCATGTGAGGACTCCTGTGAAAGCGGCTTGGGGACAGTTCACCAGACCGTTGGGGACAGCACATGGGGACAGTTGCCTGTCCCCAGAGCACGGATTATGACAGAAAAAGTAAGAAAGGAACCTCTACACGTCCCCACGCGACTCGCATCACAGCCCTCAGCGGACGTGAAAAAGCCCCGTAAATCAATGACTTACGAGGCTTCTGCGACTGGTTCAGCTTTTCCTAGTGGTGCCCGGGGCCGGACCTGAAAGCTAGGATTGGCGCGGTTTTCCGAGGGTTTGGGGACAGCCGGGGACACGAAGCCCTTCTCGAACTGAAGTCTACCCCGGCCAAAAGGAAAACGCCGATCCTGGTGGATCGGCGTTGGGTCAGTCGGTCTTCCGGGGACGGCCCCCACGTTTCGAGGCACCGTTGGCGTGGGCGTCGATCCACGCCGTTATCTCCCGACGCTTCCACCGCGGGTGACCGCGGCCGACCTTCTTCGTCAGGCGGTAGGCCTTGGGAAAGCCGACCGAGGTGGCGTAGTCGCGGAGGAAGACCTCGGGCGTGACGCGGAGCATCGCGGCGACGTCGACGCTGTCCAGGAGGGAGTCCGGGTCCAGGCGGATGGCCAGCTCACGGGCCAGGTCGGCGACGTTGAAGCCGGCCACCAGGGTCGACAGGTCAGGCGGCGTCTGGCTGTCCATGGAGCTTCTCCTCGACGAACGCGCGGTACTGCTTGAAGCCGGTGAAGTTGCGGGCGCCGTCGTCGCGGGCCCAGGGCAGGGCCTGCGCCTGGTGCTCGGTCGGGCTGGCGTGGATCGGCTCGCTGGCCACCAGCTTGTCGTGGCGGTCGATCTCCTTCACGGGGTCGGCGTTGCCGTCGAAGGGCTCGTAGCTGACCCGGGCGGAACGGGCGGTCGAGAGCTTGAGCAGCGTCTCGATGTCCAGCGTGGCCCGCTCGTCGTCGCTGAGGTAGATCATGTGCCACTCACCGGGTGCCAGGATGTCCACCTGATCAAACTCGACCGCCTGCAGCATCGTCGACAGGATGTCGCTGGCCAGAGCCTGCATTTCGGGCTGGGCGTCCGGGTGGCAGCGCAAGTCGAAGAAGTTCTGCCACTCGGTCGACGACACGACCACGTTGATGAACTGCCAGGGCTCCAGGAGTCGGTTGGCAACCTGCTTGTGCAGGCCCAGCTTCATGGCGCCCCAGGCGAAGACGCAGGCGGCGCGGCCGGCCCACTTCCAGACCGCCTTGGCCAGGCGCAGGCGCCAGCCGGTCAGCTCGGCACCGGCCTGCATGCCGGGACGGTTCGAGCCCCAGTGCAGCGGGCCGGCCGGATCGTTCCAGACCTGGGCAAGCACCTTGCGGACGGGGATGGCACGGCTACTGCCGGCGTTGCGGCTGAAGACGCGGTGGGTCATCAGCTCGGCGTGGATCGCACGCCAGTAGCGCAGGCGGAAGGACCAGAGCGTGACGCCAACCTGGCGGTTGTGAGATGCACGCAGCAGCTCGACGGTGTGAGACATCAGTCAGTTCCTTTCGAGACACGCTCGGCGAAGTTGTGCAGCCGGGCGTTGAAGTAGCGGCGCAGCACGTAGCTGCGGATGACGGAGGTGACGGTGAAGATCAGCGTGATCTCGACGTTGGTCTTCACGTCAGGCTTCACCCCGTAGTGCGGGAGCACGACGATCGAGACCACCAGGGAGATGACGAAGCCGATGGCGGTGTTGCCGACGGCTTCGATCAGGGAGGACATGCGGCTCTGCATCACGCCCTCCGGTCATGGAAGACACCGCCGTCCAGCCAAACGTCCCTGAGGTTGTCGTAGACGCTGACAGGAGAGGAGCAGCAGGTCGAGACCAGGTTGGGCTCAACCTCGCTGGCGAGGAGCTGGCCGTCGAACGTCTCGCTGCGGTAGGTCTCGAACGGGATCACCTTGACCCCACAGACGCCGCAGCCGTTGTCGCAGACCAGCGAAAAGCGGTCAGACATCACCTACCTCCGGGAAGAAGATCAGATCGACGCCGCACTCCTTGAACATGGCCTCGGCGACCTCCAGTTCGGCGCCCCAGCGCTCCCTGAAGGCAGCGTCCGGGGTAGGACAGGCCACTCGCACGATGCCGGCTTGGACGATCAGCTTTGCGCACGAGGCGCAGGGCATGAAAGTCACGACCATCTGACAGCCGGCCAGGGCGGTGCCTACGCGGGCCGCCTGGGCGATCGCGTTGGCTTCGGCATGGGCGGCCCACAGTAGGCGCATGGCGCGGTCCTGCGTGCGCTCGTCGACGTCAGCGGCGCTGCCGCGAGGAGCGCCGTTCCAGCCGCTGGCACGGATCTCGAAGTCCGGGCCGAGCACCAGGGCGCCAACCTTGGTGCCGGCGTACTTGCTCATGTTGGCAACGGCCTGGGCGATCGGCAGGAAGCGGACAAGCTTCGCAGCCAGACGCTCCCGCGTGCGCTCCTCATTGAGGCGGCGAGCCACCTCAGCACCAGGCAGCTCGCCCCAGCCCGGCCGGCTGCGGAGATTCCCAATATTTAGTTGTGTCATTCTTGGTCCGCCTTCTCAGGTTCGGGCGGCAGCTCATCCAGCAGCTGCTCGATGTACTCGCGGGTCTCCTTCGCCAACTTGCCGTAGCCCGGGTCTTCCTTCACCCACATCAGGCGCTCATAGAGCTTCGGGCCGGCCTTCTTGACCTCCTTGTTGAAGTCGGGCGGCAGGTCCTTGGGAGAGGCCTTCTGGCGACCACCAGCCTCAGCCTTCGCCAGGGCATCTTTCAGGATGCCGTAGGCCTTGTCGCCGTGCTTGCGCACCGTCGAGATTGCGAAGCCCGCGGCAACCTTGTCCGTGCGGACCATGTCTCGGATCGCCTTGGGCATCGAGTGCAGGAACAGCAGATCGTCGATGTAGGTGTCGGTGATGTTCAGGCGCTTCGAGATCTCGGCCGTCTCAACGCCGTAGGCGATCTGACGCTTGATCAGCGTGCCCAGCTCGTAAGGCGTGACGGCCAGGCCAGAGGCGGAGGTGCCCAGCGCGAAGGTCAGGTCCTCCATGGAGGTGCCACGCGGCTTGGTGACCACTGGCAGTGCAGCGATCTCATGACCTTCAGCGCGCAGCTCGCCGACCGCGATGTAGCGGTTCTCGCCATCGGTGATCGCCACGCGGTCCACGCCGTCGACGTTGATCACGTAACCGGCCAGGGGCTTGTCGCGCTCGTAGCCGTTGGCCAGGATCAAGGCCTTCAGGTTGTCGATGTGGGCGCGGCGGGCCGGGCGGTCTTCACGGATGTTGAAGCCTGGCGGCACGAAGAGCGCTTCGTAGGGGACGTTCCACAGGTCGCCGGAGCTGATGCCCTTGGTGGCCGACTTCAGATTGCCGGGGACGAATTCGATGGGTTGACTCATTGCGTTTGCTCCTTGGCGAGTTGTTCGGCGTGCTGCCGGGCGTAGACGTTGCCGTCGTGGACGGCTCCAGTTTTGGGGTCGTAATAGACGCGGAACCGGTCAGTCAGCTTGGTCATGTCCAGCATGCCGTCGGTGTCGAGTCCCTCCGGCAGGAAGCAGGACTTGCCGCTACCGGAGACATCTTGTCGGTGTACAAAGTTCATGTGCTACCTGCAGTAGTTGAGGGAAATGTGCTCCATGCCGGGCGTGTTGGCGATACGCTCGTTCGACGCGTAGCACTCACGCATGAGCTTCCGGTCCGCCTCCCTGTTGCGGTCGAAGTTGGCGATGAGCAGGACGATGCAGAGCACCGCAGCGGCGCAGTTGATGACGGTCTGGATGATCTTCAAACGCTTGATCACCTCGGCCACCAGCTCGGTCGGGTAACCGCCAGGGACTTTCATTTGCGACATCTCACTCTCCGTACAGGTGTGGGTGGATAGGGCGGTCAATGGTGCCGCCCGTGAAGACAGCAGAGGTGTCGATGTCGACGACCTTGAAGCCCACGACGGCTGTGCTCAACGGCTGCTCCATGAACTCGGCCGGCCCAACGCCTTCGATGAAGTGTGGGTAGGGCCTGGCGGCCAGCTGTGAGGCCACGTAGCGGTACATGTCCGCCGGGCCGTCGACGTGAAACATGCCTGAGGAGAACTCCGCGAGGGCTTCGTTCGTGAGCAGGTGGTCAGGGATGTGGATCTCCAGCTCGGTCTCGCTGGTCACCAACACCCTTGTGATCTTTGACATGGTCAGGCTCCTAGTGCAATGACGTGGTCGGCAACGGCCTCGGAGAGGTCGTCGTGGGAAGCGAGCAGGACTTGATCGAAGCCCACGCCCGCGAGGAACCCCAGCACGTTGCCGGTCCGCTCCTGGTCGCAGCCGTGAGCCGGCTCGTCCAGGGTCATGAACGACGCGTGGGGGATGAAGGTCTTGGTCAGGGCGACGCGGATCGCTAAGGCAAGCACGTCGAGGGTCGAGCCGGAGAGCGACGAGATCTTCTGGCCGTTGACCTTGAACCCGTCCTTGTCCTTGGACACCACACTCTGCTCGCCGCGCATCTGCGAGAAGAAGGTCGAGACCGCGGCCAGGACGGTGTTCCAGAGGTGATCCGTGATCAGCGGCTTGAGGCCCTTCAACTTCTTGACCAGGCCGTTGTTGAAGATCAGCGTCTGCAGGTCCTTGTCGACCTCGACGACGCGAGCCTCAGCGGCGGTGACCCGGCCCTTCGCCTCCCGCATGGCGTTGCGCAGGCTGTTGAGCTGGACGCGGATCGAGTCCACCAGCGCACGCTTCTCACGCAACACCGCGGCGTTGGAGCTGTAGGCCGCATAGGCCTGGTCGTAGGCCTGTTGCAGCGGCATCAGGTCCACCTTCACCAGGCTCGCCAGCGCGGCGTTGGCCTTTGTGATGCGGTCGTCGATGTCTGCGATCTGGGCACGGTGCGACGACGCGCGACCCTCAGCCTGGGCGCCTGCTCGCTGCTTCGCCTCCAGCGCCTGCAGCGCATCAGCCTCCACGGTGGCCGGCGTCGACAGCACCACAGCGCCCTTCCAACTGACTTTGGCCGGGACGAAGTTGGTGTCCAGCTCGACGTTGTCGCCGAACTTGCGGCGAATGTCGTCGTCGCGGGTGCGGCCGGTGCGTTGCAGATCGACGAGGGTCTGCAGATCCTTTGACAGCTCCAGGCACTGCGCGTCGACCCCACCCAGCTTGGTCCTCAGCTCGACCAGCTTCTTGTCGACACCCACGTTGTGCGCCTCGACGTGGGCGACGTGCTCGGCGCTGTCGGACTGATGTCCACAGGTATGGCACTTCCCGCCAGCCTTCATCTTGGACCGAGCGAGGGCACTGATCTCGGCGTTCAGCTCGACCGACTGTGCTTTGAGGGCATCACGCTTCGCCGACGTCTGGTCGACCTCAGCGATCAAGCTGTCGGCGTCGCCCTCCCAGAACACCTCGGGGTACACCAGCCTGGTGAACGCGGTGTAGGTGGCAAAGTGGCTGGCGTGGTCCTTCTCGCGAGCGGCAGACGCACGTCGCGCCGCCAGCTCCTCGGGCTCGACCTGGTTGGCCTCGACGTCCTTCAGGGCCGCGGCCAGGCGCTGGGTCTCGGTCAGGTGCCGAGTGTGCAGGTCGGCCAGCACCTGTTGCTGCTGGTCGTGCTGCGTGTTGCCATTGCGGGCAGCGTCCAGTGCGTCCAGGGCGCGCATCATGGCGGGGTGCAGGTCACCGCTCTCCGTCGTCTCCAGCCGCAAGACCTCCGCTGCCGCCGCAGCCTCGCAGCTGACCATGCCGGCGAGAGCTGCCTCGGCGTCGTCGGGCACTGCAGCCTTGGCGGCCTCCAGGTCAGCTTTCGCCTGGTCAAGCTTGACCAGCATCGGCTGCTCAGCCCCCAGCAGCAACTTGGCGTTGGCAGCCTCAAGGATGCGGTCGATCATGTCGAAGTCGGCAAGCTTTGACATCAGGCCGCTGACAGCAGCGGGGCCGTCGTCGAGGGCACCGCGCAGTCCATTCTGGCTGGCCATCATCAGCACCGAGCTGGTCTTGACGTCGGCACCCAGCAGGTTGGCAGCGAAGGCGGAGACCTCTTTCTGCCCGGTCACCTTGCCACCCTCGTAGTTGCACTCTGCGCCGGCCTTCGAGCGGGTGAACTGGTAGAGGGCGCCGTCGATGCGCAGGATGACGTCGGCCCACAGTTCCTTCTCAGGCCGGCCCCAGGTCACGACGTCGGACAGGCTGTCACGCAGGCCGGCAGCGCCGTACAGCGCATACAGGATGATTTCGATGACAGTGGTCTTTCCCTGTTCGTTGGGGCCGCGCAGCACGTTCAGGCCGGCCTTCAGGTCGAGGGTCAGGTCCAGGTGCTTGCGGAAGCTCTTGGCTTTCAGTGAGATGAGCATTCAGGCTCCTTCTGTGATGAGGTTCTCGACGACGGCGTATTCCTCGTCGGTGAGGTTTTTCTTGATGAAGTCGGTGACGTCGAACTTCTTGACGGCATCGAAGTTGACTGGCAGAGATGCCGTTTCTGCAATTCCGTCAATCTGGACCGAGTTGGTGATGACGAAGGCTTCGCTCTTCACGCGGAACTTCGCGATGGCGTTGATCACCTCGCTGGCCTCGCTGCTCTTCGCCTCGCCGGTGACGCGCACAAAGCCGATCTGGTCGTCCAGCTCGCGCCAATCGACCTCGGCGAAGGGCGCAACGGCATCGCGGATGGTCCAGGTGGCCATCTTTTCCAGCCCGGCAGGCGTCAGGACGTGGGCGAACTTCTCGTCGTTGTTCAAGCAGTCCGACACGCTGGTGGGCCACTGGTTGCCCAGCACCACTACGCTGCCGCCGAGTGCGGTGCGTGCCTGGTGCTCGTGGGCGAAGACCAGCGTGGTGCCGACGTCCTTGAAGCTCTGTGCCACCTCACGGCTGACGTTGAGGCTGTGATCGGACTCGACCGCGAACTCATTGTGGAAGTTGGCATGGAGCAGCAGGTACTTTGGCGCCACCTTCAGGGCCTGCTCCAACCGCATGTTGAAGAGGTCCTGGTTCGGGCAATGGGCGATGGCCCAGACGTTGGGCTCAATCTCGCCGATGCCGTTGATGCCCAGCACACGGCAACTCGTGGGGTAGGCCTTCTGCAGTACCTCGCAGAGCATCTCGAAACTGCTGACCTTGCCGCCGCGGGGGCTGTGGTCGTGGTTGCCGGCGATCAGCGTCAAGGTGCCCTGGGCGGCCAGGTGCTGCTCCAGGATCTGGAAGGTCACGACCCAGTCCGCGGCCGGGACCTCGAAGTCGTCAAACAGATCGCCCAGGATCGCCAAGTGGCTTTCGCCGCTCACCTCCAGGACGTCACGCAGCGACTGGAAAAGGTAAGCCCGCAAGGTCTCGCGACTAGCGGGCGTTGTGCCACCGGCGCGATGGTGGCCGATGTGGATGTCGTTCAGGATAAGCATTCAGCACCTCCAGTGCAAAGAAAGAACCCCCGCAGGGGTTCTCTTAATTGAATTGTGTCACTTTTGGATCAAGTGTCAATCTCGGCGCGCAGCCCCAGGAAAACCGGGAAGCGCGGGGCCTGTTGGGCGCCGATCTCGAAGTGCTTGAACTTCACCAGGGTGCCGACCAGCTTCTCGCGCTGGCCCCACAACTCCTGGCGCTGCTGCACGGTGAAGCCAGTGCCGATGTTGAACTCGATGCCGGCCTTGGTGGTGCAGATCAAGGCGCCCATGCGACCCTTGCCAACCTTGTTCTCGGCGTGGCTGCTGCGCTTGGTGTGGCCCAGTTCGTCGGTCGTGGCCTCGTTGCCGTTGTGCATCTCCTCGACCATGCCGATGATGGTGGCCTCGTCGTCGACGAAGTTCTTCACCTTCAGCAGCGTGCCCTCCTTGGGCGTCGAGCGGCCGAACTTGTAGACGCTCTTCGGGCCGCGACGCTTGCGCAGCATGCCACCCTCGTAGCCCTGTTCGAGGAAGATCGCTTCGAGGTCGCGAAGCTGCTCCAGAGAGCAGACCTCGAACTGAGGCAGCACGACGACGCCGGGGCCTTCCACCAACTTGGCACGCCGGGCTTCGTACTCATGGCCAGGCTGAGCGATGTGATCGAACGCGTAGAACCGGACGTCCGGCTCACCCGCTGTCTTCATCACCGCAGAGTAGGTCTTGTTGTAGCAGTCCTTGTCGGTCGGTTCGCCGCAGATCAGCTCGCCGTCGAAGTATTCCAGGCTGCCGAAGCGCTGCTGGACGGACGCATTCGGGATCGGGATCAGCTTGCGGGACAGCACAACGCCGTCGCGCACGATCGCGCGAATGCCGTCGAGCTTCGGGCTGAAGAGCCAGCCGTCGTCAGACGTCCAATCGATCAGGTCGAAGTTGGCCTCTTTAGCCAGGAGGGGTGCGAAGGGTTTGGACATGTCAGCTGTGGAAGTAGTTGTCGAGGAGGGCAGCGGCGGTCGGGAACGATCGGCCTGCCGGGAACGGAAATGAAGCCGGCGGCTCGTCGCTATTGAACAGGTCGCCCGGCATGAGGCAGGTCCAGTCGTCGTACTTGGACCGGTAGATCACGACGACCGTGCGGAAGCCGGCCCAGTGGAACTTCAGCAGGGCGCCGTACTGGCTCACCTTGCTGCGCGGAAGCCGGTAGGCCTGTGAGGTCTCCTTGACCTCCAGGTGGAGCGGCGTACCGGCGTAGGCCACCAGGAAGTCGGCCGGCTGGGCAGCCAGGGCGCCGCGGGCGGCTCGGGCGTCGGGGTAGCGGTGGTACGCGAAGTTGGTCAGCTGTGACGATCGGGCCTCAAGCCAGTTGACGACCTGCTTCTCAGCCCATTTCCCGAGGTCGCCCCTCGGGTCCTTCTTGTGAAACATCGGTGTTCTCCAGGAGTCTGGACAACATCGCAGCCACGAACGTGTAGACCACGACGTCGCCCCATTCACGCATCGCGCTGTTCACGCAGATGCACACGAGACGGACATTGCCGTTGTGGTAGCCCTCGTCGTTGTCGATGCGGTCGAGACTGGGGGCGAACGGTGGCGTGGAGCCTCGGACCAGGTCCCAGGAGAAGCGCGTGCCAGTCAGTTGACACCGACCGTTTGCTTCCCGGAAGAGAAGCCTGACGTCTGTCAACGTCAAGCTGTGCTCGATCCCTCTACGCTTTGCGTTGCGCTTGGTCTCTGTGTGTAGGTGCCGGATTGGCTCTCGGCCTCTGCGCATCGACTCCCCTGGTACTGCTCAGGGGATTCTAGAGGTTCACAACGGCGAATAGTGTCAATCCAGCTTGTGCGTGCCTTCGGTGCCGGCTGCCATGCGGCGCTTCGTGCGGCGTTGCAGGATCTCCTGGGCGGATTCGAGGTGAGCCAGGGCCTCAGCGTTCTCTGCGCAGGCGAAGGGGCCGGCCTGGAAACAGCGCAGGCGGTCTGCCAGGACTGCGAGCAGCGCTTCGTGCGTCACGCCGTTGACACCGGCTTCAGCGATCGGACCATTCTGGAAGAGGATCGTGACGCCTGGCACGATGTCGTCGCACTCCGGCGTCGAGGGGTTGGTGCTGTCGTCAAAGCCGGTGATGTCGTAGCGGTGGTGAGCACCACCCGAGCCAGGGTCGTCGCTGACGCGGATCTTCAACTTGTCGTTGGCCGGGTTGACGATGTGGTCGGTGAGAAATCGCATGATGTGTCCCATTGAGTGCCGCGCTTCGTGGGCAGCGCGGCAGGCCCTTACGCTGCCAGCTTCTCGTCGAAGCTGTCGTTGACCGCCTTGGCGATGTTGTCGGCGATGTACCAGTCACCGCACTCGATCTGCTGCGCGAAGTCGGGGCCGACCGAGATCGACGCCAGGATCGGCACGCGCATCGTGGAGTACGGCTGGACCATGCACTCGTGCTTCTCGCGGATGAAGGCGAGGGCGTCGTCGCGGTGGACGCTGCTCACGATTTCGTCGTGGATCGGTGCGAAGAAGCGGACGCGGTAGCGGAAGAAGATGCCGCGCTTCCACATCCGGGCCATGGCCAGCTTGGTCATCTCTCCGGCCGAGCCCTGGATCTCCATGTTCCAGGCCTGACGCGCAGCGCGGTCGGCCTCACCGTACTCCTCGCTCATCAGGGCGTGCCGCAGGTGCCGGCGTGCGCCCATCATGGTCGTGGCGTAGCCCAGCTCCTTGGCCTTGTCAGCTGCCCGCTCGGCGGCCTTGTCGACCTCCGGGAACATCTTGGCGCGGGCGTCAAGGAACAGCTGAGCGTCCTCCAGGCGCATGATCAGCGTCTCGGACAGCTTGGCTGCCCGGCCGCCGAACTGCGCTGCGAAGTTCACGTTCTTGGAGTCCTTGCGCAGGTCGTCCGCCTTCTTGCCGATGGGCTGGGCCTTGCCGATGCCCCGCAGCTTCAGGAACAGGCGGTACTCGAACTCCTCGGTCGTCAGGCCCAGCGCCAGGTCGCCGCCGTGCTCCTTGGTCAGGGCGTCGACTTCGTCGTTGCCCCACTTCAGGCGCATGGCGCCGGCCGCCGTGATGCTGTGGATGTCCTTGAGGTTCTCGCCGATGTAGCAGGCGAGCATGTTGGGGTCCTGCGACCGCTCGGCAGCCAGGCGCAGCTCCTGGCCGGTGAAGTCGATCGAGCAGACGACAGAGTCCTTGTCGTGCGGCTTGAAGCAGCCACGGAACTTGACGCCTTCACCCTTCTTCGGCAGCTGCTGAAGGTTGGGGTTCGACATCGAGTAGCGGCGCGTGACCGCGGCGCATTGGTTGGCCGACGAATGGATGCGGCCGTCCTTCCAGTGCTTGATGCCCCAGTAGTTCTTGTAGAACAGGCTGCGACGGGTCATCACCTTCTTGATCGTGCCGATGGCCAGCAGGGCAGCCTTGGCCTTTTCGTCGATGTACTCCTGGTCGAAGGCCAGGGCGTACTCGATCGACGTGTCGTCGGTCTTGGCCTTGGCCCGCAGCAGTTCCATCTCCTCGTCGGTCATGACAACCGACTTGCCGGCACGCTTCTGCTTGAACTTCTTGACCGCGTCGGCCAGCTCGGGCTTGTTCTTGCGCTCGGTCGGCGTGACGTCGTTGATGATCTGGACGGGGATGCCAATGAACTCGTACAGCAGCCGCTTCATCTGCTTCGGGCTGGCCAGGTCCAGCTTGGGCTCGCCGCTGAAGTTCGCCGCCACCAGGGCGTTGAAGCTGCTCAGGTCGTTCGCTGCGATGTGGACGGCCAGCAGCCGCACCACGGAGGCGTAGTCGTCCTCGCCGGCCGCCTCGGAGGTGTCGGCGGCCTCGTCCAGCAGCTTGGCGATCTTGCTGGGCGTGCGGACCTGCGTCTTGAACTCGGCGCCGGTGAGCAGGAGGTGGGCCTCCTTGATCGTCGGGCCGGTGATCTCTTCGAACACCGGGCAACGCGTGCCGTCGAAGCCGATCTCCATCAGGTAATCACGGAGCGTGGCCCAGGCCTTGTCGTAGGCGACGTCGTCCTCCTTCTCCATCTCGCGCATGTCTTCGTGCGAGAACTCCACGCCCTGGACGAAGCCAAGGGCGGTGAGATAGGCGGGGAACGTCTCGACCTCGTGGAAAGTGTCGATCGTGTCCTCGATCTCCATGATGACCTGGAAGTGGTTCGCCAGGCCGACCGTGCAGATGGTGTCGTCACAGCCGTAGCCGACCACCTGGTTGGCGGTCAGCTGGTTCATCTTGTACTGGACCTTGACCATCTCGTCGCCGTCGACGAACTTGGTGATCTCAGGGCCAATGGTCGTGATCTCCACGCCATCGACGAACACCGGGTCGCCTTCATCGTTGCAAACGGGGATCTGCTCGTACTCGCCGGTACCCACCTCGATCTTGTCCGTCCACTCGCTCTTGACGCGGCCGACGCCATTCCACGAGGACTTCTTCATCGTCGCTGTCGTGGTGGCCTCGTAGGTCTGCTGGTCGTAGCCAAGGACTTCCTTGCTCAGCTCCTTCAGCTTGGCCGTGCGGTTCTCGTCCGCGTAGCTGGAGGCGATCTTGGTGTCACGGACGTTGGGCAGGAAGCCGTGCCACTCCGGGTCATCAGCCCAGTCAGCGCCCCACTCGTTGTAGAGCACAGGCAGCTCGAAGGCGTTGTTGTGGACCCAGTTGATCTTGTCCTTCGGGATCAGCGCCACCAGGTCGCGGACCTGCTCACGGGTCAGGTTCGTGACACCCTCCTCCTCGACGTGCTCGTGCGTGAGGTAGTAGGTGAACTGGCAGTTGTCGCCGAAGGTGATCGACATGCCAGTCAACTCGGAGCCGAACACGTCGACGCCGTCTTCCTTGCCCTGCAGCCGCAACCACTCATCGCTTTCCTCGGGCGTCGAGGTCTCGATGTCGAGGGCAAACTCGGGTGTCTTGGACAGCTGACGCTTGAAGAACTCCAGAGCCTCGTCGTAGTTCTCGGCCGAGACCAGTTTGTTGACCCCGGCGTAGCGGCGCAGGACCTGCTCCTCACACTGCTCCCGCGGCTTCACGAAGCCCACCCGCCAGTTGAGCGGGCGCTTCATCGTGTTGACGCGCTCGGTGCGCAGGCGGCCCAGCTCGTAGCTGATGTAGACGTTCGAGGCGTCATCGACGATGAGCTGCAGCTCCTTCATCTCGTTGACGTCGCCGTCGCGGGCCAGGGCCTTCAGATCCTTCTTTCGGATCAGACCCTCCATCAGCTCAAGGCCTTCCTCGCCGAACGTCAGGAGGAGCTTCTCGGCCTTCTTCTCGCCGAAGTTCTTGGCGCCGGGGATCTTGTCCGTGTTGTCCCCGACCAGGGCGATGTAGGTGGGGATCAGGCGGTGTGCGAAAGGACCGAATGGGTTCTCGTCACGGGCACCGGCGCGGTAGTGGTGGACGTCGCCGCCCACACACTGCGCCAGGTCCTTGTCGCCGGAGACGATCCAGACCTCGCCCTTCAGGTGCTTGGCGAGGTAGCCGATGACGTCATCAGCCTCGACAGCGTCCTGCCAGCACATCTGGGCACCCAGGCCCAGCAGCATCTCAATCAGCTGGTCCTTGCACAGGTTGAACTGCTCGTACTGGCCGGGCAGCTTGTCGCGGCCGGCCTTGTACGTGCTCAGCAGCGCTTGGCGGCCCTGCTTGGAGTTCATGCCCTCTTTGACGATGATCATCTGCCGCGGCGTGATCCGCAGGTCAGCCATCACCTCGACGATGTGGTTGATGCAGTTGTCGTAGCCGTAGCCGGCCGAGTTGATGATGATCGGGTTGCCCTTGCCGTTGACCATGGGCACGCCGGCTTCATCGATCGCCTGCTTGCCGTGCTCTTTGTCGACGCCGGCCATGAGGCAGGTCCAGACGATGCTGGACAGGTCCAAAAGTGCGCGTTTCATGTGAGTCAGTCCCGGTTGTGATGGTGAAGACGCTTGCGCTTCTCTTCAGCGCTCGCGCAGTGCACGCAGAGCAGGTTTCGGATGGCTACGCGGAGACGCTGCTCGCCGATCTCCAGGCCGCATTCGTCGCAGTCGGTGACCGCGTAGACGCCGTTGGCGTCGGGTCGCTGGTCGACCTTGCACTTGCCTCGGATCGCATCGACGAGGCCTGCGGTGGCCTTCATCTCGTTGCTGGATGCCCGGTCAAGGACGTCCGGCAGGCGTTCTGTGTCGTCGTCGAACGACCTTTCATCGATTTCTGTCATTGCTGGGCGTGCTCGGTCTGGAGGTTGTCGTTGATCGTGAAATGCTTGGGAGCCTTGTCCTTGTGCCGATCGAGGATCAGCGCGGCTCGCCTGTTGAGGTCGTTCATGTCGACCTGGCCAGAAGGTGGTCGGTCGTCGACGAAGTTCCCCTGGTACATCGAGTCCCGCATCACCATCAGGCCGGCGATGGCCTTGTCGATGTGGTGCTCACCGGAGTCGGGGTCGACGTCGATCCCCTCCCACCAGTCGGTGAGGTGGCGGGCCACGACCGCATCGAAGTACACCGAGGCTCGCACGCCGGAAGCTCGGTAGTTGTGGCGCCCGTACTTCGCGGCGCCTTCCAGCATCGCCAAGGCGACGCCGGTCAGGACCCGCCACGGCAGCACCGAGAAGGGGAGCTTCTTGATGCCGATGGCGTCCTTGGGGTTGGTGGGTTTCGACGAACCCTGGGATGTGTCTGACATCTATCGGACCTGTTGTTGAAGTTGAAGGAGGCGGAACGCCGCCTGGCGCTCCCGAATTTCTTCGGCGGTGAACTTCTCGCGATGGGCGTCAAGCGTCTGCAGCTCGACGACCTTCGCCATAACCTCCTGCTGCTTGGCCGGCGTGTAAGTGCTGGCCGCCCAGGCTGAGGGCGTGCGGAAGTGCGTGCGGAACTCGGCCGGTGTCATCAGGTGACCCACGAGCGTCTGCAGCTGGCGCCAGGGCATGGCGCCGCGGCAACGCTCGACCAGGTCGAAGGCATCGCACCAGACGTCCTTGTGTGCGGCGAGCCGGTCAAGGTGGTGGATGTCGAACTGACTTGTGACCAGACCGGACATGCCGGCAATGAACGCTGTCGTGACCAGCACCCTCGCCTGGGGCGCCAGGTCGGGCATCGTGGCCAGCACGGCGCGGTAGACGGCGCCCAGGCGGGCCGGCGTGCGCCGGTAGTGGCCGACTGGCCGACGAAGGATCATGTCGGCGGTCGGGCACCGGTGCTCGGCCCGGCGGATGATGCCGTCGAACTCGACACGGTGTGGCTGCACCAGAAGGCCAATCTCGGGCACCCGGAGGATGTCGCCCTGGCCACAGCACACCAGCATGCTCGATGCCTGGGCGTGCTGGTAGGCGATGTGCACGAGCGGGGCAAACGGGTGCAGGAGGCGCAAGGCGGCCGTGTTGACCTCTGGGTAGACGCGGCCAAGCAGACGAGCCATGGCGGCGTTGTTGCCGACGGCTCGCATGCCGACCGTGAGACTGTCCATGAGAGGGACGTCGGCTTGATAGAGCGCCGGGCCGATACCGGACAGGTCGACGTCGCCGATGTGGCCCTCGAAGGCCAGGGGCACGTACCCGATAGGCGCCTCGTCGCCGAACAGCACCCGCACTGTGCTGGCGCCGGTGCGCTCATGCATCTGCTCGCGCAGCGCAATGCTGGCGCGGTGCAGGATGTCGTGTATGACGTGGGTTCGCATTTCCTGTGAACGAGAGAACGACCCCGAAGGGTCGTTTGGTTGGTCAGGCTGGAACCCGTGTTTCGAGGGCCTCGCGGAGGTCTGGGTCCAGCTCGGTGGCGTTGTCGAGGAGCCAGCGGACGTAGCTCTTTGGGAGGTCCCGCAGCTTCTCGCCCTTGTGCTTGCCGAAGGCCATCTTGTTGTCCAGGCTGAGCGGCTTGCGGCACAGTTCCAGGACGCCAGAGAGGCCGCAGCTGTTCAGGTTGGCGACCATGCGGATGAAGCTCAGGCAGACGCGCACGTCGCCCATCGCGCGGTGGGCCGTGCCGGCGTCCAGCCTGAAGTGGTAGCGCAGGGTTTGGAGTTTGTGGTTCTCCAAGTCCGGGTACAGGTTCTTGGCCAGCTTCAGGGTGCACGCGCTGCGGAACTCGTCAGCCAGGTTCTCGGCACCCATGACGCGGATGTCGAACTGCACGTTGTGGCCGCCGTAGATCGGACGGGGGCGCAGGAACGGATTGCCGTACAGCTCGAAGAACTCGGCAAGCGTCGGGGCGTCGCACACCATGTCGTCCGAGATGTGGTGGATGCCCTGAGCGGAGGGCGAGATCGGCCGCTGCGGGTCGATCAAGCTCTCGGCTTCCCAGATCACCTCCAGGTTCTCGTTGACGACCACGATGGCCAGATCGCAGACGCCGCCCTTGAAGTCGGCGGTTTCGGTGTCGAAGAGGATCAGTTCGTTGGTCATGGAAGTAGGGCCTCGGTTGCCCGAGGCCCTTCGGCTTACTTCGTGGTGGAGAAGGTGATGACGCCGAACTTGTTGTTGCCCAGCACCTTCTTGTCGCCAGTGAGGGTGATCAGATTGCCGTCCGCGATGCCCTTCAGCTTGCGCATCTTGGTTTCGAGGTTGTAGGCGCCCCATTTGCCGACGGACTGCGGGGACACGCTGATCTGGTGGATGACCTGCTCGTCCACCGGCACGTCGCCCTTCTCCTCGGACCACACCAGGTTGGCGTACATCTCAACGTACTGCTTGGAGGTTGCCTTCTCGTAGTCGAGGCCCTTCAGGTGCTTGACGTAGTCGGCAACCGTGCCTTCGCCACCCTTGAGGTTGACGCCGTCGTAGGACGTGCGGATCAGCTTGTCGGCCTCGCTGTTGTTCTGCTCGCCGGTGGTGACCAGCCACACGTAGTTCCACGAGTGCAGCTCGATGTGGATGACCTTGCCCAGGTCCTTCGTCTTGTCGATCGAGAAGCCGTCCAGGCCGACCGTGATGCGGGGGAAGACGCCAAAGCCCATCGATTCCAGCTGGTCGCCGGAGATGACGTCCTTCAGGCCTTCGATGACCGTATTGACCTTGTTCAGCGGCGAGCCCAGGGCACGGCTGGCAGCGGCCTGGACGGCGCGGGTGGCGCTGGTGACCACTTCAGGGGCGGCAGCTTCGACCGCGGGAGCGGAGACCTCGTCTTCGACGACGGCGGTATCACCGCCTTCATCCTGGCTCTCGAAATTGGCGGCCGGGGCAGCGGTGGCGTCGGCCTTGGGGGTGTTCGCGATGTCGGTGTTCTTGCGCAGTGCCATGTTCGTTTCCTTTGTCAGTTCCAAGTCGTTCCCCGCCAAGGGTGAAGAAGAGAGCGGGCGGGAGTGCACTCTATCCTTTTTTAGAAAAGTGTCAATTTTGGAAAGGCCCGACGCGCTCTTTCCGCAGCCCGGACAGGCTGAAACGGAAGACGCGCTCGGCACTTCCCTCTGGTCGTATCGCGCTGTCGGCGCAGATCACATCCAGGGTTGGGCTGTAGTTGCCCAGGGCATGCAGGTAGGACTCCAGGGTGTCGAAAAGCGGCGTCTCGCGGACCTGCGCGCAGTACCTGCGGTACTGGTCGTAGGAGCGCTCGATACGGATCTCGATCCAGCCCTCACCCTCCATGTAGTCCTTGCCCAGCTGCATCTCGTGGGGCTGGTCCTTCTCGCGGGACAGCAGCGACAGGCGATTGAGCACCTTGCTGATCTCGGCCATGCTGTGGATGGCCATCAGCGGCGCTGTGTCGGAGTCGTCACGAGCGTTGATCAGCGCTTCGATGCGCTCGTCGAACGTGTCGCCGAACTTCGTGGCCAGCACGCGCTTAAGCACGGTCAAGCCGTGGATCACGATGGCCCGATTGAAGATCATGCGGGGCGCCATGCGCGCCTCGTCCGCGGTGTCCTCGGGCTGCCGGGCCATGATGCCCTCGCGGATCGCGTTGAACTCCTCACGCATCCTGGCCAGGTCGATGCCGAAGCCGGCCTCAACGATGGCCCGGCCGAGTGCGCTGATGGGCACCGGGTCACTCTGCAGCCTGTTGAACGCCTTCTCGCGCTCGACCGTGTGGGACGCTTTGGCGAAGGCGACCTGCACGGACCGCTCGATGATGGCGGTCTCCATCTCCAGGCTCTCGGCCATGAAGCAGATCGGCGCCGTGCACTTGGACTTGATGATCGCCATCGTGTTCTCGGCACCCTTGTTGATGGTGCCGCGCTCGCCGATGTCCGAGCCCACATAGCTGGCCTTGAAGACGTCCTTGATCTTCTCCAGCTTGCCGCGGTGCATGCGCAGCTCGCGCGGCTTGTACTCGTCCATCAGGAACGGTGCCGACGTGGAGCTTGAGGCGTGGGCGTCGATGGCGTAGTTGGTGGCGCTCAGCGCGGACTTGACCGAGCGCCGCTCGGGCATGAACCAGTGCAGGTGGGCCAGCATCAGCACCGTCTGCGTCTTGCCCGAGCCGGCCTGGCCAAACGCCTGCAGCAGTGGGAACTGCTGGAAGAGGTGCAGGTACAAGCTGCGGTAATGCGCGGCGACGAACCATCCGAGCATGTCGGCCACGATCAACGGCTTGTTGAAGACCATGAGGTCATCGATCGCCGACTCCATGGACTCTTCAAGATGCGGTGCGAAGTGGATGTCGATGTCGTAGCTGGAGGTCACGGCGCCGGCCCGGTACTTCAGCTCGAAGTAGTCGGGGTGGCCTTTCTCCAGCGTGCTGATGTATGTGTCCTTGGTCAGGTAGACCAGAACGGGGGAGGGCTTGCCACTGACCTCCGGGTTGTTGACCACGAAGAACCCCTCGCGGGGGTAGGCGTAGACCTTGGCGCCTCGCTGTGCTTTTTCCGACATGATGTCCAGGAGTGAAGAGGCGTCGGCATCTGTGCCTTGGAATGACACCTGGTGGTTGGCGAAGAACTTGCGCAGGGCAGCGCAGGAGGTGAAGGCGTCGGCGGCCAGCATGTAGCGGCCCTTCTTGCGGCCCCCCACGTACATGTCGAACTCGTAGCCCTGGAACTCGTGCTTGTCCAGGTTGTAGAAGGCCTCGACGCGCCGCAGCGTGGCCCGGCAGAGGGGTTCAGACTCCTCCCCAGTCTTGCGGAACATGCCCTCGCTGTTCATGAACAGGCCGCGGCGCAGGCGCTTGTGACTGTCCAGGTGGGTGACGACGGCCGTGGGCTCGACGGTGTCGCCGTCTTCCACGTCGCCTTCGGCCTGGGCCGGCGGCACCCGCGTGTCAACGTCGCCGCTGTCCTCAGTCTCGATCTGACCCAAGTCGGTTGCCGGCGTGCCCTCGGGCAGCAGGCGGACCATCGGACCCACCTCGAAGTCGTAGAGGTTGTTCTCCGACATGTACTCCCACATGCGGGTCAACTCTTCGCGGCGCTTCGCTTCGGTGTTGTACCGACGGCTGTCGCTGACGTGGTGCTGGATCAGACCGCGGCAGCGTTCGAGGAACTCTGCCAGGGGCATCGACGTCGTCGCGGCGAAGATGCTGAGCTGCATCGCGATGGCCTGGAAGCCAGTGCCTTCGCGGAGGTCCTCGCCGCTCATCACGCGCTCGACGGTAGGCGGCACCTTGCCGGCCTTGCGCCAAGGGTCCAGCACTGCGTTGGCCTTGTCCTGGCGCTTCTTCTTGCCGCGCATCAGGTCCACGACCTTGGACTTGCTGCGGTCGAAGAGCATGGCGAAGCGGCCATTGACCATCGGCGGTGTCTGGAAGACTGCCGGCTGGGGCTCCTTGACCAGCTGCTCGTACAGCTCGGCGTCGATCGTCAGGGCCTGCTCGACCGACAGCTCGACCTTGTAAGTGCCGCTGTCGCGGCGCACGTTCGGCGTGCGCCACTGGCGTCCGCGCTTGCCGGTATAGACGCGCAGGTCAAGTGTGTCGACGATGAGGGCCTGGGCCATCTCCCGGTACACGTAGGCCAGGTAGGCGGTGCCCGTTGGGGGCACCTTCGGCATGAAGCACTCGGCCGGGATCTCGATGTGGAAGCCCTTGCCGCCGGTGGCGAACATGCGGGCCTGACTGATGTCGAAGTCAAGCTCTGCATGCAGCTTGCCCAGAAACTCGCGGAACTGGTTGCAGACCAGGTCTAGGTCGCCATCGGCGTCGAAGTCGGCGTAGAAAGGGCCGCGGTAGCGGACCTTGGTCCAGTCGTTGTCGTCGGGAACGGAGGAGAGGTCCAGGACGGTGATGAAGGCAGGCCCCTTGGCCTGTACTGCTGCACGGTCGGATGCCAGGGCCATCTGCCACTGGCTCTCCTTCCCTTCCGCCTGGAAGAAGAAGTAGAAGTTTGGAGTGCTCATCGCTCAGGCCTGTGCTGCGGCCTCAGCGCCGAACTCCTCCATCCATTGGGTGCGTGACTCGCAATAGATCACCTGCCGCTCCCTCAGGTGGTACCGACTCTTGGTCCGCAGCACGACGTCGAACCCCAGGTGGCCACCCGTTCCTGCCTGGTCAGCGTCGGCGCACCAGCGAACGCGCAGGTAGAGCGGCATGAACATGAAGATGGGGTAGTCCAGCACCTGAGCCGGCGCATAGCCGACGGTGAAGCGGCGGCCGGTCGAACGGCTCAGCACTTCCATGCTGGCGCCGGCCTCGTGGTCGCACTGGAAATCCAGCACCTCAAGGGTGTCGAGCACCTTGCACTCCCGCTTCACCATCTCGTAGACGACGAAGAGACGCCCGCGGAAGCAGGCCTCGGAGCGGGCATGGCGGAGGCTCTCGTACAACTCACGCTGCTTCGTCGGCAACTGGGCGACGAGGGTGTCTTGAAGTTCTTCTTTGGAGAGGAAAGGCTTGGACATCGTGAGCTTTCAGTAGACGTGCGATTCTATAGAGCGTCGCAATTTATGGAAATGTCATTTCCGATCCCAAGTAACTCGGTCTTGAGGTCTGAAGCATTTCGGATGACGGTGTTGACCAGGGTGTCGTTCTCGATCAGCTTCTTGAACCCCTGCAATTGAAGGGTGCGCTGAGCGATCAGCAGGATGACGCCGACCCGCTTCTTCTGGCCGGGCCGCAGGAGGCGGCGGATGGCCTGGTGGAAGTCCCGGGGCTGCTGGCAGGGCTCGATGAACATGCACCAGTTGCAGACGTGCTGAAAGCCGTCCAGCCCCTTGCTGCCACTGATGAACTGCACCACGATGACCCGGCACGTGGGGTCTTCGATGAAGCGCTGCTTGTTGCGCTCCTTCTGCGCGGCGCTGATCTCACTGTTGTAGCCGACGGCGCCGTAGTCGCCCAGGGCGATGACCAGGTTCCGCACAGTCATCTTGTAGTCGGCAAAGATCACGAGCTTGCCGGTGCCCATCTCCTGCAGCTTCTGGTCGACCATCACGGCGGCCTCGCTGAACAGGTCGGGATTGCCGGCGAAGTGGTTCCAGTTCACGACGATCTGGCCGAGTGCGTGGCGCAGCCGATTGGCCGTGCTGGCGTCGATCTTGCCGCCGTCGGGCAGCTTCAGCATTTCGTCGTTGACCAGGCGGCGGTACAGCTTCTCGTGGTCGGGGTGCAGCTCGTAGTTCAGGGGCATGTACAGCGGCTTGTCCGCATCGGGGTACATGTCGCTGTAGAGGATGCGCTTCGAATTGATCAGCATCGCCGCTTCAAGCTGGTCAAGGTTCTGCCACTTGATGGGCATGTCGTAGAAGTCGCGTTCGAGGACGTGGGTGTTCTCGAAGTGCTTCTTGGACCGGTAGGTGCCAGGTGCGGAGAACTTCAGCAGGCCGTACCCGTCGCCCGGCTTGTTGATCGGCGTGCCGCTGAGTGGCATGACCGTGTGGCCGAGCGAGAACTCGTAGCAGGCCTCGTGATTGGCACTGTCGATGTTGGCCACCATCGTGGCCTCGTCGATGATCACCACGCGGAGGTCGTTGCCGTACTCGTTGTAGAAGCGCTCGTAGTCCCGCTTAAATACCTGAATTCCAACTATGACAAAAGTAGAGCGCAGCGATAGCTTTGAGCGCTGCTTGGGAGTGCCGTGGTAGGGAGTGACCGACGGTGCCGGCTTGATCGAGCGCAGCCATACAGCCCACTGGACGATCAGGTTAGGCGGCACGATGACGACGACACGGGCGTTCTCCGTGATCACCCTGTACAGCGCGCACACGGTGCTCATGAACGTCTTCCCGGTGGCCATGTCCATCCAGCCGCCCGAGTTGCGCAGCGGGGCCAGATCGTTGATCGCGTCCACCTGGAGCGGGGCAGCTTCGAACGGGAAGGTGTAGTGCCTAAGCACCAGACCGAGTGGTGTCAGGCTGGTGGGCGCCTCGGCGCCTGAAGCGGTAGTCGGTGTGTCAGTTAGCGCGAGTTGCATGCCGGGCTCGGAAATCGGCCAGCACCAGCACGTTGCCCGCGCTGATGACAGGGGGGAACTGCTGGGTCAGGCGGTCAGAAGCGGCCTCAGCTCGGCGGGTGACCATGTCGACCCAGGCCTTGCCACCAGCCACGGCGAACGTGTGAAAGTCCGCATGCTCCTGCTCAAGCCACCACTCCAGGAAGCCCGCTGGGTGCAGGTTCAGGGCATGGTGCAGCATGTAGTCGCCGGAGACATCGTGGATGACACTCGACATCAGGCCGTCGGTGGGACTGTACCGGCGCCACCAGTCCCGCCCCGAGCCGGGCAGGTGGTCAAGGCGTGGGTTGGAGAGCCAGAAGAGGTTCCAAAACGCGTTGCAGTCCTCCTCGCCGAGCGAAGCGAGCGTTGCAACTTCACACGCATGGCCGCCCAGATCGAGCATATATGCGCTGATGGGGTGGTCTGAGTAGCTGAGGCTGTCCATTCTTGTCAATTCTTCCCAAATTCTGACCACTAATGTAGCGGCGGCACCTGGGCACTGAAGCGTTAGAAATACCGTAACGATTGCAATCCCTAGGGCATATTTACCAAGCGGTTGGTGCAACGTGTAACCGGGTCTCTCGTGGTTCAGGGCTCATGAGTTGCATCCTAGGGGTGTGGTGGCTCAAATCATGAGCCACCACTGTTCGGATGTACAGCCGTTTGTCAGGAGGACAGGTGGTCCGCGCCGCCCTTGTCGGCACGCGCCTCGGCCGCAGCGTCGGTGTAGGCGTCGGGGAAGCGCTGCCGCAGCTTGGCGATGTTCTGGGCGCGGACTTGGTCGCCAGTGGTGCCCAGCAGCTCGGCCATGCGATCGATGAGTTCAGCCTGGACCTCAGCCATGTCGGACACGTCGGATGCCTCAGGCAGCTGATTGCCGTTGAGGTGCTCGATCGTGCCGATGACGGGGATAGCGGCGGTCGCAAAGAGCATCAGCGCGTAGTCGCCAAGCGACTTCAGGTTGTTGAGTTCGTCGACCTTGTCGATGTCAAGCTTGCGAAGGACGTTGCCGGCGCCACGCGAGCGCAGCATCACCGGGATGTACCAGCAGAAGTCGCCCAGCTCTTCGATCATGTGCTGGCGCATCTCCTCGCTCATCGGCTTGGCGTAGATCTCGATGCGCTTGACCTCGCTCACGAACTCACCGATCTCGGTGATGAAGCCCAGGGCGGCGTGGCGCAGCTCATCGGCCGGCGTCGGCATCGGCTTGGCGGTGCGGAGGGCGAGGGGGAAGTAGTCGGCGAAGTTCATATGACGTGTTCGGTGAGAGGGCGTTGAAAGGCCCGCCGTAGCGGGCCGGGGAGGGCGATCAGGCCGCGGGGGCTGCCGGCGTCTTGGGCGCCCGCTTCTGGACCGGCTTGGCCAGCAGCACGAGCAGCTGGTCGGCGTTAGCGGCGAGGAACTTGGGCAGCTCGACCAGGTCGAGAGCCTTGAAGCCAAGGTCTTCCTCGCCGTTGAACGCACCCACGTTCAGCGTGCCGTCGTCAATGGCCTTCTGGACCGCGGCAATGCGCGGGCCGGCCAGGTTGTGGGCGACAGCTGCTTCCTTCGTCAGGAACTCGGTGCCGTCGGCAGCTTGAAACTTCTGAATGGTCTTGATTTCCATGGTGCTCTTTGGTGGGTGAAGTGACTCGCGGGGGCCGCGGGTGCAGAGTATCCCACTTTGCATATGTGTCACTCAAGGACTATTTGCAAAGCGGGGCGGTGCTCGGTCAGGACGCGTACTCGCGGACGGCATCGGCCGAAACGGTGCCTTCCACAAGCAGCGCAACAAGGGTCTCGCTCAGGACTTCGGGGCTCTCGTTCGGGAACACCTCGATGTGGCAGACGTCGGTGAGGATCAGGTAGATCGTGTTGGCGCCTAGCGATGTGACAACACCCCGCGCCCAGGCGAAACGACGCTGGACAGCCTTCATTTCCTGATCGTCGTCAAAGGTGAACAGCGCATCACCGTGGATGAAGCCGCCGTTGCCCCGGACCAGCATGCGGCCGATGTCGCGCACGTCGTCATCGTCCTTCCCATGCAGATCTCGGATGAAGCCGTGCAGGCAGCTGGTGACGAACATGGAGAGGTCCTTGACGCCTTCCAGCTTGAGGCGGATGGTCAGTTCACCCATGGTGGTTCCTTCCTTCAGGTAGTGTCACAGTGAGGCCGCCTGAAGGTCCGCCACGGCGCCGTCGTAGAACTCCTCGCGCAGCGCCTGCATTGCCCAGTCGCTGCCGACGTAGCCCCAGCACGCGTCCTGGTAGGACTGCACCCACTCTGGCTCGTCAGCTGAGCTGATGTTGGTGAAGGTCTCAATGACGCAGCCGTAGACGTCGCCGCCGAGCCAGGCGTTGTATTCGTCGAGCGCCTGTTGAGCCAGCTCGCGGGCGGCCTGGCGCCGGCCCCAGGCCCGTTGCACATCGGTCGGATTGAGCGGGCCGGCAAGCTGTTCGGCACGCTTGAACACGGTGTCCCAGTTGTCGGAGAAGTCGACCGAGACCAGTTCGTGATGCTCGTCGTCCTTCCACACGAGCTGCAGCAGCTGGTAGTCCTTGCCTGTGCCACGCAGCTGAGCGGGCGGCTTGCGAATCAGGAAGCTGGCGTAGACCCAGTCACGCCGGTCGATCTCGTCGCGGGCGACGTCGTCGGGCAGCCACACGCCAGCGCCGCTGCTGGTGTCCCAGCGGCATTGCATGCCACCGCCACTGATCGACCAGTGCAGGCCGCTGTGGTCGTAGACGTCGAGGACGACGGCGTCCTTGTCACCGATGTCGCCGCGGTCGCGGGCTGCAATCCACAGGTCGTGCTGAACCTTCTCGACGTCAAAGTGAAAGAGGGCCGCAGCGTTGCTCGCCTGGTGGCTGCTGAAGTCGTGCTCGGTGAGGTAGCTGTTCGCGTCGCACAGCGCGTAGTAGGGGCGGGTCTCGGTGAAGATGTCGGTCGTGACCAACTCGTCACGCAGGGCGTTGATGTACTCGCCAGCGGCGTTGCATTCGTCCTCGCTCACAGGCGGCGGGTAGCCCAGCTCGTCGATCACGGCCGACCAGAAGTCGCTGTCCTGCCTCTCCAGATACGCAACCCATGCGGCGTTGACGTCGTCGGCGACCTTCTCGTAGTCGGGATCACCGTGGCGGTCGAGGCCGAGTGCCTCGAACATGTCGACCTCACTGTGGTTGCGAGTCTGGTACTTCCCCCGGCCAACGACGCGGCCATAGCCATCGCTGTTGTCGAGGGGGTTCTCGCAGTCGTCGTCGTGGACCAGGTAGGCCACGACCACCTGGAAGCCGGACTGGTGGATGAGCGGGTCCATTCCATCAACAGGCTTGAACTGGAGTTCGATTTCTGTGCCGTTGTCGTCGTCGAGGGTCAGGGTGTGACCGGTCCGCGAGAGGAGGCTGTACATGGTTGTTCCTTGGGAGCCCCGGCGTTGAGCCGGGGCAGGGTTATCAAATGCGGAAGAACTCCTGCTCCTCGAAGTCTTCGAGGCGGCGGGTCGCAGCAGTCCGTTTGGCCTTGATTGCCAGACGGTCGAAGCGCGGCTTGAGGTGGGCCGGACTGCGTTCGGAGAAAGACTGATGGTGGTGAGTTTTCATGTGAGGGTCCTGCAAAGCTGCCAAGGTGAAGGTGATTCCCTTGCTGGGCAGCAGCAGCAAGGGCCTATGGGATGTGTTTCACGCCAACGTTCCTCTGGTTGTCTCCAAGTTCGACCGCTTGTCTATGCAAGCTTCGTCGGACCTCAGGGACTGGCGTTGTGAGCGGTCTCGTCCTCGTGGATGAGTTGGGCGAAGCGGAAGCGAGAGCCCCACAGCTCCGAGTAGCAGACGTCGCAGTCCGTGCGGCTGAACTCCATCTCGCCGTCATCACGGGGCTGCGTGTCGCAGCTGCCGCACGCCGGGCACAGCAATGCTTCGCGGTCGTCATCGGTCTCCTCGCGGAACTCGAAGCAAATCTCGTCGCCGATGTGGTCGCATTCAAGGCACTCGCGTTGCGGGTCGCCGCCGAAGTCGGGCACGAGACCTGGCAGCTTGGCCAGGCCTCGGTTGATCTCATGCATCAGGCGTGTCGCGCCGCGCTCGGTGTAGCTGTGATCGAGATGGCTGTAGTCGCCATTGACGGCGACCGGCATGCAGTCGCTACAGAGCCAAAGATCTCTGATGATCTTCATAGTTGATCTCCAACGAGACAGGATTGGGGAAGGCATTCAGGGCCTCGCGGCCCAGGTCGGTAAGGACATAGAAGCCCTCGTCCTTGGCGATCAGCTGCTTGTTGAAGCAGGCCTGGAACGAGGGCCACGTTGGAATGCCGACCGGATGGGTGATGTCGACGCCGTGGACCTCGCATCGCTCGAAGTGCTTCAGCGTCTCGAACTGGTTGGCGTTGATCCACAGCAGGCGCATGTCAGCCCCCGTTGCCGTGGCCGTTGCCGTTCCGGTCGGCCGCCGTCATGCTGATGTCGACCCAGTCCTTGATGCAGGCAACGAACTTGAAGTCGCTCGGGGCTTGCGCGGAATAGGTCGACAGGTGGCCCTCCTGGAAGGCCTGGTCCTGTGCGATGTCGATGGCGTGGTGGCACTCGTCGGCTTCGACGTATGCGATGTAGATCTCCTGGCCGTAGGGCACGGACACACACAGGTACTCGGGGTACAGCAGGATCACGGTGAAGTGGCTCATGCCATTTCCTCCTCAAGCTGGAGCCCGAAGTCCTCAGGCTCTGGGTGGTTGGGGTCGCGTGGGTCGGGGTGGCACATCCGGGCTCGCCAGAAGGCCTCTTCCGCCAACTCGGTTGGATCGGGGAACTCGTCCTCGTCCATGGCGATCAGCAGTCGGTACGGAAGATCCAGACGCCTTCGCCGTCGACACGGATGGCGGTCATCCACTGCTCGGCATCACGCAGCCAGGCCTCGTAGTCGAAATACTGTTTGACCTCGTCGGGCACGTCGTTCAGGTAGCCGGTGTCGTCGAGGTATTCGTAGGCCCAGTCGGTGGCGCTGTCGAAGGTGCCCATATAGGCCTCCTCCGCTTCCTCAAGGGTGCCGTCCTGGTTGACGTTGTCGAGGTACAGCTCCAGCACCTGGCGCTGCGTCTCGCTCAGCTCGACCCACTTCTCCCAGACCTCTTTGTTCAGGTGGCTCTCGCTGATGAAGGCGTCCGGGATGCCCTCCCAGTCCTGGAACATCGGCTCGATCTCGCCGTACAGCTCGATCTCCTTGGCGTGCAGCTCGTTGACTGCCTCCCAGAAGCCGTCGATGTCGTCGTAGTCCTCCAGGTCCAGCCAGGCGCCGTGCAGGCTGCCTTCGTTGTAGGCCCGGTACGTGCCAACGTAGATGCGGGGTTCGGTGTCATATTTCATGTGAACATCCTTAGTTCAAGAAATGTCAAACAACGGCCCGGCTGTGCAGGCGAGCCTTGATTTCTTCGGTGACGGCTGCGTCTCGGACCTCTGCGAGGGGCACTCGGTCCATGACGCGCATCGAGACAGCCAGGTAGGTCTCCATGACCGCCCACGCATCGCGCAGGTCGCGGCGCTTGGAGCTGGCCAGCTGGCGGCGGAGGGCATAGGCGGCCTTGACCACCTTCTCCTTCGCAATGGTGTTGGCGAAGGTCGCCTGATCGTCTGACATACTTCTCTCCTTCAGTAAATGTCAAAGCGACACGGGTTTGAACCGCATCGTGGCCAGCGGGTGCTTCGCCAGCACGTCCTGCACCGCCCGCCACATGCCCGGCAGATTGCTGATCCGGTTCTCGCTGTAGTCGTAGCTGCACATCACGTAGCGACGCAGGTCCGGCTCCAACTCGAAGTCCTCGTGCTTGAAGCAGTACGTGATGTCGCGGTCGTAGTCCCGCATCAGCAGAAAGCGCGAGTCCTCCAACTCAACGGTCCAGACGGCAACGCGCTGGCCGTTGACGGTGTAGGGTCGGCCGGTGTTCCAGGTGGCCTCAAGGCGGGCACGGGGCTCAAAGGCGACGTAGCTCATGGCAGATCCTTGGCGGTGAAGGGAACGGTCTTCCGCAGGCAGATGTAGACCACCTGACCCTCGGAGTCGATGGCGTCGCAGGTGCCGTTGTCGCGGACATCTACCTGCTGATCTTTGAAGGCCCAAACTGGGTCGTCGTCTGGGCCGGCACAGCGAATGCCGTTCGGGTGGAAGCGCCACGAGTCCTCGTCGATCTCGTAGCCGTTGATGATGACGATGGGTGCGCGGTGCAGCACCTTCTCAAGTGAAACGCGTGCCATGGCTCAGTCCTCAGGGTTGGGCAGGCGGGTCAGGATCACCATGTCCACGACCTCGCGGGTGCTGGGGATCACGCCCAGCATGTGGGTCTGCGTGACCAGACGGTTCAGCTTGCAGCGGCTGATGTCCACAGCGATCTGCTGCATGAACCGCTGCAGGCGGCCGACGGGGGCTTCGAGGAACAGGCGCTCGCCAGGCTGCATGCGAGTGATCTGCCAGGGGCGGGAGCCGACACGTGGCCCTGTCGGGCCAGTAGAGCCCGGTGGACGTCCGCGCCGCTTCTTGGGCGTTTCGTCCACGGCTCAGTCCTCGAACTCTTCAGGGACCACGATTCCGCAGGTCCGCAGCAGCTCGATGGCCTGCTCCGGCAGCGAGAAGACGCCGTCGTAGTCGCGCAGGGTGCGCTTGCCGTCGACCATCTCGTACCACAGGCCGATCTCTTCGGTCCTCTCCAGGGCTGGGATGTCCCAATCGATGAAGCCACGACCGGCCTCACCTTCAACTTCGTGGAGGTCCATCGTGGACTCATGCTTGCCCTGGTCACTGACGCCCCAGCTGCCTTCGAGAACCAGCTCAGTGGTGAAGGTCTTGCTCGCAATGGGTTTGTTGCTCATTGATGTTCCTTTCAAGCGGAAAGTGTCAAAGTTAGTTGACGAGGAGGACGTCGCCGTCGCGGCTCTTCCAGGTGTCGCAGACCCCACACGCCTTGGGTTCGAACTCGTGCTTCACGCAGCGGGCTCGGTGGTGGCGTGGAAGCGAGTTCACGAGGTGCAGGCCGGCCTGGCGGAAGTGCACGCAGCTGTCGCAACGTGGCACGTTGTCGTCGTAGTTCACCGCCAACTTGATGGAGCGGTTGCGTCGGTTGCGGCCGTTCACTGGGGCTCCCGCGGCAGCTGCCCGTACTGCTCCATCAGCTTGCGACACATGACGATGGTGGCGAACGCCTCCATCAGCTTGGGCGGTTTGTCTCGATCTCCGAATGTGCGCACCACCATCTGCAGAACCGAGTCGGCTTCGTCGGCGAATTCGCGGAATTGCACGGTGTGCTGGTGCAGCACCGCGATGACCGCATCAGCGATCACGTCGATGTTGCGCGAGTCAAAGATGTCAAGCTGCACACTCTGGGTCGGAGAGACCCAGTGCACGGCGAGACAGTCCTGGATGGCCTGGCCGATGTTGTCGCGAAGGTTGTCGTGGTTCATGTGTGCTCAGGGTTGGATGCGGAACTGGCGGTCTTCGCGCTGGCGGAGGTAGCTCGCGACGTTGGCCACGCGCACCACCTTGTCGCTGTTGCAGATCCAGTTGTCGAAGTAGCCGTTGTCGCGGTACGAGTCCATGAGGTCCGACTCGTACTCGGGCATCAGACCCTTCCACTCGGACCAGGCGGCAACCAGGCAGCTGACCTGGTTGTGGTCCCACTCGTCGAGGCACTTCCAGCTGTCGACGTTGGGGCTGTAGAAGCTGATGAAGCCGCTGCGCGAGGTGAACATCTCGGCGGCCTTAGCGTCCAGCACCTGGATCGGCACCTCGTGGAAGATTCGCTCGATGTCGGCCGGCTCGACGAACGCGAAGATGCGATCGGTCTCGAAGTTGTACTCGCGGGGTGACTTGAGTTCGACGAAGTGGCCCTTCAGTCCATGCAGATCCAGCCAGGCCTCGGTGTACGCCTTGGCGTACTCCTCGTGGACCCTGACCCAGTTGACCTCGAAGTAGGCGCGGTTGTGCAGCTCGACATTCACGTGGCAGCCGCTGCTGTCGGACAGCATCTGATCGAAGGCGTCGTCCAGCAGCTGGTCGTGCCAGGTGTTGTAGAAGCCGTCGAAGGGGATGGTGGTGATCATGAGTGCCCCTAGATGACGTAGTTAGCTGGCGGCGGCTCGTCGAGCAGCTCGCCACTGAACCAGCCGATTTCCTTGAGGTAGTCGGTGGCGATTTCTTCGGCGGTGTCGTCGTCGAGGCGCACGGCGGGCAGGTAGGAGTGGACGGCGACGAACATGGGCTCGAAGCCACAGTCCCAACCCACGAGGCGAGCCTTCAGCGGGATGACCTCACCGGTGTGCACGGCGAGGGCGTCGTCAACGGAGTGGCCGACATAGGCCAAGGCTTGATGGCGGTTCATATTGCCTTCCTTCGCAAAGTGTCAATCATTGGGATGGAACCATTCACGTTCGTCTTCGTCATCGTCGTCGTCGACGTGGCCCATCTGGTGGCGACCGTAGAAGGCGTCGCATCGAGACTTCACATCCATGGCAATGCCCTGCCAGGCTTCGCCACTGACCAGGCCGTTGCCGAGCTTCTCGACCGGCGTAGCGATGACCCTGGCGCTGTACTCCTGGATGGCTTCCATGATGAAAGCCTGGCACAGGCCGCCGTAGGGGCTGTATCGCATGAGATCGGCAACGAGGGCCTCGTTGTCGGTGATGCGCTTCATGCGCTCGATGTCGTACTTGTTCATGTCAGTACCTGTACCCGCGGTTCTCGCGAAGGATCTGCGCGTTGATCATGTGTTCGCCGGAGCGCTGATCCGAAACTCGGGCGCACACCTGCTCGATGTATTCGACGCTCGGGTTGCCTGGGGCTTCGATCAGATCCTGTGCGATCTCCAGGCGGTCACCCGCCGAAAGCATCGCGTCGCTCTTGAAGACGGTCTCGCAGATGCGGACGTAGCGCTCCATCGCGGAGAAGGTCATGTTGGACCAGGTTGTCATGTCAGGCTCCAGTGAGTTGGTGAGTTTGGGACTCCGCCTTCAGGCGCTCGATTTGCTGCTGCATGGCCAGGACCAGTGCGTCCAGGCGGGATATCTCATCCAGTGCGGCACGCTGCAGGCACAGGCTTGGGGACTGCAGGATGAGGGCTTCACGGATTTGCATGGTGGGGCTCCTGTGAAACGCCTGCTGCGATCCCCTGCTCGATGAGGTCCTGCCAACCGACCGACCAGGTGCGGCCTGTCTTCATGTCCTTGACAGCCGGGGTATGGCCGTTGATCAAGCTCATCTCGAACTCGGTGCCATCGGGGCCGGTTGCTGTGCCAACGAGGCTGCGCAGCAACATCGCGTCCTTCTCATACATCTTTGACATGTCATGCCTCCTTGTGCCAGACCGTGACCCGGAACTCACTTGCCCAGGGCTCGTAGTCGTGATCAGCCATGGCCCGCTGGTCCTCTGCCCAATCGAAGCCGCCCTGCAGCGCGATGGACTCGACGTTGGGGAAGCGGCGCTGGATCTCGGCGATGTCCCGGTTGGTGGTTGCCTCAGTGGCCTTCCACTCCCAGCAACCGCTCTCAGTCAGGTACTCGTTGCCGTCTGAGGCGATGAACTCGGTCATGCGCTGACGCAGCACACCAGGGCCACAGCTCCGTTCCGCTTCGTCACGGGCAAAGTCGAGAGCGGAGTCGACGTCGTCGACGAGGGACTCAAACGAGTCGTGAATCATTCCCATGATGCTTTCCTTTTGAAAGTGTCATTCCTGGCACAAAGCGAGAGCCCAAGGTGGTCGCCTTGGGCTCAGGTGCGGCGCAGTATGCCGCAAATTGAATAAGTGTCAAACGTGCTCAGCGCACGGATGGCTGAAATAAAAAGAACCCCGGCAGCGTTGACCGCCGGGGCTGAAGTGCGACGCTGTCACGGTCGCACAGGGAGGTCCTTGAAAACTGGTGTGTGAGCACGCTCGATGACGTCGAGCACGCCCTCATCGAATGCTGAGTCAACGGCGCCCATGGCGCGGTTGGCATCGAACTCCGAGATGAGGCCGCTCAGCCCCCGGTCTCGGATCATTTCCTCGGCCCACGCTTTCCCGCGCAGCCGATGCTTTTCACGACGCCCATGAAGCATCGTGGTAATCCACTTGATCATGATTTCCTCCCTACCAAAAGGTTAGCCCGCCATCCCAAGGACTTGGGGGCGGGCTAACCCTAGGAGTGTGGTGAGTTACAGGGGTGTCAGCCGGGCTTCTCTGCCCACTCAGCGTGTCGCTGGCGTGGGCCCTGAGCATCAAGCGCTCGAAGGACGTCCGACGCTGTGTCACTTGCCACCCGCAGGTCTTGCGACTGCATCAGGTTGGTGATCTTTGCCCGCAGCTCATGTAGCGGGCCGTGAGGCTCACGAGACGCAGTGCCAGCGTCAAGGACGTACTCGCCGCCCACGTTGGCGACCAGTACATGGCAGCACGACTCGTAGTCGAGGTAGTTGACCTTGTCGATATCACTGTTCATTTGGGTCTCCCGTTCATGGTTTCTTCTCCGGCCTGCGACCACGAGCGATCTCGAAGCCGAAGCGAACCTGCTCCAGCGCGTCGCGACCATAGCGGAAGCCAGCGGCCTCGAACTCGGCCCAGGCCTGGTCGAAGGTCTCGTCGAGGACCTGGCGGATGGCGGCTCGGATCGGCTTGGCCAGCGGCACGTCGAAGTCGTCGGCAAACTGGCCGAAATCCCAGGCTTCGTTGAGGAGTGCCCAGCCTTCATGGTTGAAGCGCAGTTCCAAAGAAGCGAAGTCGACGCTCTCGATCTTGGGCTTGGCGGTGCCATAGCGATTGCCGAACAGCATGAGATCGAGCAGGCCCCGCTCACGATCCTCTGCCGCAGTGGCGACGCGCAGCTCCAGGTCGGAGAAGTCAGCAGTAACCATGCGGTCGCTGGGCTCGACAGGGCCCGGGTAGTCGCACGGGTGGCCTGGGTAGGTCTGCTTTTCAGGCTTGTACGTGACGCGACGACCGGTCGTCGGTGGCGGAGTGATCAGGGCCTTCGCCAAGGCGTACAGCACATGCGCCTCACGAGGTGCTCCATCACGGTTGGGCCACACGGCGACCACACCAGGTCCGTCGTCAGGTGAAGAGACGACCAGGCGTTCGTCCTGGTTACCCTTGACCACACCCCAGCCTGGGGGTAGGGCACTGGGCAGGCCGTTGACGACGAACGTCGCCGCGTCGCAGAACGCCCGCATCTGACTCTCCGTCTCAGGGTCTACAGGGCCACCCACCTCCTTGAGTGCGTCGACGGGGTGCACAGGCTCGACGTGGCGGCGCTCGTCGCCGGCCGGCTCGGACTTGTAGAACACTTGGATGCGGGAAGGGTCCACGTGCTCGCCGTCGACCAGGAAGCCAGTTCCGAACAGGTACATGTCGCGCTCTGCCTTCTCGCGCTCGGGGCCTGCCGCTTTCGCCGACGCGGCCAGCATGCGCTGCGCCGCCGCGGCCAGCATGCGCCGCGCTGCCTCGAACCCGGCCCGCGCCGCGTTGTGCGGGTTGGCGGGGTAGCCGTACTCCATGAGCACGGCTTCGATCTCGGCCATCGCTTCTGAGGGCTTGGGCAATGTCGCTGTCATGGTGTGACCTCCGGTGCTGCAGCCAGCATCGCTTCCCATATGCCAGGCGCTGCGTGCGCCCAGTGGGACTCGTTGATGGGCGCCATGTCGTTGTACCACTCAGAATTGACGTGGCCGCCGGCCTTCGCCATGGCTGGCGTTGCCTTGAGCGGGGCCAGCTTGAATCCCTCGGGCACTGCCGTGGTGTAGACGCCGGTGGCAAGCAGCTTACGGGCGAAAGCCCTGATGGCGGTGTCGTCGGATTCGGGCAGTGCCAGCCAGATCTCGTGGATTTCAGCGTTGCTCAGCGCTCGGCCCACGACGCGGCGCATCAGGGTCTCGACCAGGTCGTCAGGCAGGCCCAGGCGCCTGAAGCTCTTGCGGATCAGCTCGCAGTCCTCGCTGGCGGCGATGCCCTCGGTGAAGCTGCGCAGCGTGGCAGTCAGCGCGGACTCATCCTGCGACGAGGGCGTCCAGTCGGCAGGCCGCTCGCGGGTCCAGATGCCCAGCTCGACGAGGATGTCCTCGGCGTCCATCTGTGGGTCCTGCGACCCGTCGACGCCGATCAGTTCGAGCGTTTGGCGCAGTGCGTCGATCTCGGTGCGCTGGTCTTCAATGCGCCCCTGCAGCCCCGCGATGACGCCCGTCGTCGCGGCCAGCTTCTGCTTCAGCTCATCAATCTCTATGCGCTGCGCAGCGAGAGCCCAGGCCTCGCCCGGCTCGACTTTCATATGGCAGAGCTGACCCAGGGTCGCACGGGCTTCGTACAAGGCGTTGACCTGCATGTGCTCTTGGACGTGCGGAGGCATGGTAGGGTCGTTGTGATCCTTCAGAGCCCTGATGCAGCCCTCCAGTGTTTCAATGACGCGTTCAAGCATGTCAGGCCTCGATCTCGATGTTCAGGAACTCGTAGAACACACCATAGAGGTGATCCTTGATCCGGTTCCGGTCACGGCCAGCGACCTTCAGCACGACGCCGTGCTGCAGGCTCGGCTTGACCGTGATCTGGTGCTTGGTCCAGCCGTCGTAGGTGCCGTGCTCGTTCATGTGGTGGAAGGCGGTGTGAAAGACCAGCGATTCTCCGGTGGAGACGGCCAGGTCGATCTGCGTGCCGCTGTCGAGGCCAGAACCGGACGGACCGTGCTCCTTCACGATGGCATCAATGGCTTCGCGGTGCTTGCCGAGCCAGAAGTTGTCGCCGTCCTTCACGCAGTTCATGCTGGCCTGGATCAGGCAGGCCAGGCGGGTGTAGATGGGGAGCTTCACGTCTTCTCCTTCGGGGCGATAGCGGCAATCACGAGGCGCACGGTGTCGCGGTCGTACTGGCGACCGTCATCCTTCCAGCGATCCTTCCGGCCGGGCTGGCAGATCTGGTCGATACTCTGATCGGTCAGGCCCTGAAGCACGCGCAGCTTCTCGGCCTCCTCGCGGCGCTCCCTCGTCGTCATGACGAGGGCGTCCACGAAGTGGCGTTTGTTGCAGAACGGTGGGCCGATGTTGTCTGCCCACTTCTTCATGTAGTAGTCGAGGTTTTCTTCACCCTTCTTATTGGCAGCCTCAACTCCGTCCCGCAGCGCCCGGATGTCATTGGCAGCGGCTGCGACCTGCTGATGCAGGGTGCGAACGTAGTTGGCAGCCGCGGTGATGGCTAGCTCCATCGGAGGGATGGTCTGATCGAACAGACCAGTCTCAACCAGAGCGCTGGTCAGGTTGGTCATGGCCTGCTGGACGGCCAGGGTGCACTCGCCGGGCATGCGCTGGGCGATGGTCTTGGCATGCTCGGTCAGCGCCTGGTTCAGCTCGTCCTGGCTGTAGGTGCGGGCCTTGGGCTTGGGCTCCGGCTCGATCCAGACGCCGCTCTTGAAGTCCCAACCGAGTAGGTAGACGGCCTCCTGCTCGGCAGCGCTCATGCGCCGGCCAGGGCAGTGCGTGGGCAACGACCCTTCAGCGCCGCCGCAAACCTTGCAATGGGCAAGTCCGTCGTCGCGGTCGTAGAGATCGTGCTCTTCGCTGGGCTGCGCTTCCAGCGCAGCCAGCTGGCCGACGCGGTCGACAAGGTGTGGCAGCTCAAAGCTGCCCGTCATGCTCATGTGCACGGCGCTGGCGATGCTGCGGCAGGTGTTCTCCCAACGATCCTTGCGGACGATCTTGCCGTCGCCGCGGAACTCATAGTCCTCGGGCTTGGCATCGGGCCGCTTGAACTCTTCGGCCCGGAGGTCGAACTCAGTGACAGGTCGGCTCATGCCTGGCTCCTCGCCGTTTCAAGGCGTTTGTTGAAGGTCTCGGGGCCAAGGCGCACCGCGATCTGCATGACGTCGATGCGGGCCTGCTGCTTGGCCAGGTCGAGCGACAGCCCGCTGTTGGCCACAGGCACACCCTTGTAGGTGCACAGCACGCGGCAGATACGGCCGCCGCTCACCGTGTCGCTGACCACCCACTCGCCTTCAGGCGATTCACGGTGCAGGGCAAGCGCATGCTCGACGCCGCTAACGTTGATACCGAGCGGGTGGTACTCGGTTTGCTCAGTGGTGCCGTCCTTGTGTTGGAGGGCGAAGGTGGGGAGCGTCATGACCCGCCCCCTGTCGCCGCAAGCTGGGCGTCAGCGGCTTGCTCTTCCTCCGCCACGCGCTCGGCGTAGTCGGCGAAGTCGTCCATCATGTCGTGGTCGATCAGCCAGCCTTCGAGCAGCAGTACCTGGGTGCTCGCGTCCCAGCTCTGCTCGCTGCAGAGTTGGTGCCACAGGTCGAGGCCGGTGGGTGGATCGCCCGCCATGTCAGGTCTCCTCGACGTAGTGAGGAGCCAGCTTGTAGCCAGCCTTCTGTGCCCAGCCGAAGGTCTTGTATTCCTTCTCGCCGACGAAGCGCTGGCCGTTGATGATGAGCACGACGTAGTAGGTGCCGCGGACGTAGATGACGGTGAATTTCATGGTTGGCTTTCAGTAGACGCCGACGAATCGGCCGTAGCAGTGGTTGGAACAGAAGGCGTAGTTGCTCTCGAATGAGAAATCGCTTTCGTCACCCTCTTGGCCGCAGTTACTGCAGCTGACGCGGCCATCGAACTCCTCGTAGGCCGTCGTCGGTGGCTTGGATGGGAACTGGCGCCAGCTGGGGTCGAAGATGGAGCCGTCGTCGCGGACACACCACCAGTGTGGCTGGCGCGGATCGCTCATCCAGGCCATGATGAACACGTGGCCCCGGACAATGCGCAGCGTCGGGTCCTTGGCGATCTCGGCTTCACACAGCTCCTTGCAGCGGCCCCGGAACTCGGCGTAGTCGGCGGCGATCTGGTCGTCGGTCCGCGTGGTGCTCAGGTGGTCGATGTGGGCCTGGTCCACGTCAGATCCCCTTCAGCTCGCTGATCACCTCGGTGATCGTCTCGGCCAGACCCTCGGCCCAGTCGATGTCACGGTCGTCGGGCAGGTCTTCGAGCAGCAGGCGGGCGTGGCCCAGCTCGCTCAGCACCCCGTCCAGCTGGTCGATGGCCTCGGTGATCGCCTCACCAGTCGGTGACGACTGCAGCCCTTCCGACATGCTGTCGAGCTTGCTCTGCTCGTCGTCCATCAGCTCTTCGAGGACCGCCTCGACGTTCTCCAGGGTCTGATCGAGGGCTTCCAGGCGGTCCTCGGCGGACATCTCCATCAGCACTTCGAGCAAGGTGAAGCGCTGCAGGCGGTTGACCTGGTCGCGGATGACGGTGCGGCCTTCGCGGTTCATGGGGTTTCCTTTTCGATGAGGAAGAAGGACAACAGCGCCTGGAACCAGGGCTCGTTGTCGTGTTCGTCGGAGTTGCTGTCGAAGTCGATGCCGTCTGGCGTGCTGCCGCGGAAACGGCCGGTGGTGGTGTCGTAGACAACCACAGCGCCGCCGCCAACCACAGTGACGGAGTCGGCGCCGTTGAAGATGTAGGCGGTGTCGACGAACCGCAGGCCCTGCTCCTGGCAGAGCGCCTTGATCTCGTCGTAGGAGCGGTGACCTGCGAACTTCTTCATGTCAGCTCCAGTCGGATGAGGGGCTGCCTTCGGACTCGGCCAGGTCGCCGGACATCCAGTCGCAAGCACGCAGGGCGGCGTCCAGCAGGTGCTGGCTGAACTCGTCGGTGTCCTCGTCACCCCAGGTGTCGTAGACGTCGTCGTGGCTCATGCGCTCTTCGAGCACGGCGATCTGCGCGTCGATCGCTTCATGGTTGTCCTCGTGGAAGGCGTTCGTCTTGCGCACCGTCGGCTTGATGGTGCGGAGGGCGTTGATCTCGTTGTTGATTTGTTCGTGGGATTTGCGCGACATGGCGTTCTCCAAAGAAAGCCCGACCCCTTGTGCTTGAGGGTCGGGCTGGGTTTTCGTCAGGGAGCTGGTCAATTACTTGCGCATGAAACCTCCGTCGTTGTCGGTGGTGGTGCTGACTGCACCTGTCTGCACCCGACAGGGTGCAGAGAGCTGGTGTCAGCTCAGACCGGGCGCTAGGCCCGGGTATTGGTTCGTGGCCTCATCACCTGTGCTTGGACGTCCCGGAAACGTCGGCACGGGTGTGGCTGCGGGTGGATCGGAGGTGACCGGCGGAGGCCGCGCCGGACGCCAGGGCGTATCGATCACCTCGTCGCCCAGCGTGGGGATCAGGTCTCGCACGATCGGGCCGACGATGGCCCGCGCGAAATGCCTGAGGAGTTGGGTGAACATCAGCGCACCACCCACACCTTGTTGATGAACTGCTCGCCGGTCTCGCGCTTGATGGCGGCCTTCAAGCCGTTCATGGCGTTGTACTCAGGGGTGCTCAGGCCGCCGCATTCCCAGCTGGCGTTGAACGCCTCGACGGCCTGCTTCATGGCGTGGACCATGCCTGCGGTGTCGACGACGCGGACCGGCGTGAGCGTGTTGGTTGGGATATGAGTTGGTAGGGCGCTCACTCCCAGCTCCCGCACGTCCTGATGTAGCGGTAGATCGCCGCATCGAGAGCGGCTCGCCGGTCGTCCTGCGGCGGCTTCAGGTTCGCCGGCAGGCTGCCGATCAGTTCGTCGCCCAGCTGCTTGACCAGCTCGGCGTGCTCTTCGTTGCCCTCGGCAAATAGGTCGTCGAGGGTGTAGCGATCGAGTGCGGTGAGGCTCATGGCAGCATCCCCAGCGCAGTGAGCAGGTTGCGGATCTCGCTGCGCATCTCGCTCTGCGTCTTGGTGCCATATCCGCTCATCCAGCGCTCGACGGCAAGAAGTTGCTCGGCCATCTCTTTCGACCCAGCAAGAAGCCTGGCGTCCGCCTCATTGCGGATGCCACGGCAGACCACTCCACCTTCTTCGTCTTCGACGTCGGGGAAGACCATGAAGGTCGTGGCGCTGTCGGTGTCGTAGATCCAGGGTCCGTCGGTAACTGTGCTCATGATGCCTTCCTTTGATAAATGTCAATCTGGGTGCGCGCGATGGCGGAACTCGTCCGCATCCACGATGCCGCCTGGTCGCAGTTCGACCGTGATGCCCTTGCTGTGGCTGGCGACGTAGACCGCGTCGGGCTGAGGGCAGCCCTTCTTGAAGCAGTAGTCCAGGAGGGCTTCCTGGAGGTCGGCTAGGGTCATCTGGACGGTGAGGGCGCGCATGTCAGGTCCTTCAGTTGATCAACCGTCCGAAGGCCGCATTGATCTGCTCTCGGATCTCCGGTGTTGGTGAGAAGTGGCCATGCGAGTCCTCGGTGCACATGAAGCCCTCGACAAGTTCGCCGCGGCGCCTCAGGTCCATCACGGTGTGCAGGGAGATGGCCGACCACTCATGCGGGAAGAACCGCATTTGGTACGGTCCAACCTGAACGTCCAGCATGAACATCTGCCAGGTGCGTTCCTTTGATGGAGGCCCACCGTCGGCCGGTGTCCGGGCAGAGGTTCGGCACTGGAAGACATCGCCGGCTTCCACTTCAAGTTGCATCCCGTCGGGCGTACCGACGTGCAGGTTTCGCAGCATCATCAGGAACCCGTCGCGGGCCAGGTGCTCGAACTTCTCCAGCGCGTCTTCGGGGCGTTCGCGGGTGCAACCGTCAGGGATGGGGCCTGCTCGGCGTGAGGACACCCACCATCAACCGCACGGGGCTGGCAGCCGATGCAGATTTCGCCCATGTCGCAGGGCTCGGCCTGCTGTGCCGGGGCGGGCACCACGGCGCAAGCCCGGGATCCCCCAGACTCTGCCAGCCGGGCTCTCCCAGCCGGTGCCGTGGTGTCTTGCTGTGCCGGGGCGGCGATGTAGGGCAACAGACCCTCGGTGCTGAACGGCTCCCCGTTCGCCGCGGCGTTGAGTGCGTCCAGCCAGGCCTCAGGCAGATCGCACTCGGCGCCAAGGCCAGCGTAGCAAGTGGCGGCAAGGCCGCGCAGCCGCTCGACCTCGGCCTGCAGCTCGGCGTTGCGCTCCAGCATGCGGGCCTCGTTGGCGCCGCGCTCGTCGGCCAGCTTGGTCAACCGCTCGATCTCAGCGGCCCGGGCGCGGAAGCCATCCTCCAGAACGACCATGTCGGCGACGCCGATGCCGTTGGCGTGAGGCTTGCCGTCGCGCAGCCATTCGATGGAGCGGCGCAGGCGGCCGAGGGCTTCTGTCAGGGTGGGTGTGGTCATGGATTCTTCCCAAGTACGGAAAAGTCAGCCCTTCCAGACCGCAGTGGCCCAGACGGCGGCCAGGCCCAGGATCGCGGCAGCGGCCACGATGGCATTGCTGAGGTCTGGGCGCGTCCAGCCGCGCTTCTCGGCGGACGCCTCGGCCTCCATGACCTCGACCTTGGCGACCAAGGCGCGCCATGCCAGATCGTGTTCGACCTCGGTGTCTTCAGTCTCACCGTACTTGTCGCAGAGTTCGACCCAGCAGCGGAATTCTTCGGGGCTCATGAGTTGCTCCTATGTAGTCAAGCGGCACATGGGAACTGGGCGGGCACGACCACGCCCAGCCTGGCGGCTGCCAGCGCTTCGGCGTTGTGGCGCCCGTAGGCGATGAGGGCGATGGGCGCGCCGCTGTTGGCCTTGGCGCGCTCACCGGTGACGTAGTGGAAGTGCGGCCGGCCCTTGATGAAGCACACGGCATCGGCGACGCCCCAGACCGTTTCGTAGAACATGGCCGTCTCCGTGCGCGCCGGGACCAGCGCGATACCGTTGCCGTGCTGCACCAGCTTGCGCAGCCACTTGACCACCTCGCGACCGAACGGCGGGTTCAGCCAGACGCGGCCGTGCCAGGGCTGCGCCAGGCCGTCCAGCGCCTGGTGGAAGTGCTGCTTGGCGGTCTGCCACGGGCGACGCTCCGGCGCTGGTGCGCAGGGGTCAAGGTCGAACTCGCCGAGCGCGCGCAGGATCTCGGGCGGGGTCAGCCACTCGTCGTTCTTCATGCGGCTGGACTGGTGCGATGACAGGCTCATGGGCAGGCTTCAAGTACGGGAAGGCTTGGCGTGGAGGGTGACAAGGCGGAACGGCGCGAGGCCGGGCCATTCCTTATCCGCGCTGGCCACGTCTTCCAGCGTGAGCGGCTCGTGCTCATGGTTCGCCGCCCCGAAGAACTCGCGCAAGCGAGGGCGAGTCAGGAACCCGTCGCCGTTCTTGTCCTCCAGCGCCCAGCCCCACGGCTGCTCGGGCTGCTTCGCGAGGGCGGCTCGCACCAGCGCAATTACCCAGGGCTGCAAGCCCTCCCACTGGTGCGGCCGGCCGCAATGCTTCTCGAAGGCCTGGCGGCCCAGCTCGTTGATTTCGTCGTCGGTCATGGCTTTGCTCCAGGCCGCGCCCGCGCGAAGGCGCCGACGCAACTGTTGTCGTGGGCGGCTGCGTGCCGCATCTCGGCCGCCGTCGCAATGCGCGGCGCCGTCCGCTTGGCCGGGTAGGCCTCCAGGTACGCGCGGCCGAGATCGGTCAGGGCATCCCGGTAGACCTTCGGGTCTTGGCAGTTGGCGGCGCGGCGAGCTGCTGTTGCAGCGGCTTCCAGGGCGTCGAGTGCGTTGCTCATGGATGAGTTCGAAGGGTGGGAGGTCAGGCCGCCAGCGCGGTGTCGATGATCCGGACGACAGCAGCGGGCAGCGGCTCGATGCCGTCGCGGCGACACTCGAAGTCGAAGCGCTGCAGGCGCTCCAGCGCCGTGCGCAGCACATCGTTCTGATCGGCTAGGCGCTCGATTTCTGCTTCGCGCCTGCGAAGCAGTTGCAGCGTTTCTTGGTAGTCGGTCATCACAGTCGGTGGGAGGTTCAGTCGCGAGGCGCAGGCATCGGGCATTCGTGCCGCTTTGCGAACCGCCTGGCGCCCGCCTCGTCGGTGTCTCGCGAGAAGGTGCGAGGGAAGCGCAGCCGGGACGACGGGTACTTGAAGTCAACGACCCACGACAGGCGATAGTGGTCAATGTCGATCTGCCTGATCCGGTGCGAATAGCTTTTCATGGTCGAGGCTTGGGGATGGGCTCAGTCAAAGCCGGGGTGCTTGCGGTCGTGGCACCGCCGGCACAGGTCGCCGTGCGGCACCCCGGCCAGCACCATCGCGCCGCATTCGGGGCAGTGGTACATGCCCAGCGGGGCACCTCGCAGCAGTTCCGGCTTCTCCGCACAGTTCGCGGGTAGCAGCTCGTCGGCCTCGTCGTAGCAGCGGCAGCACATCGGCTTAATCGGCGGGCCGTCCGGGAGGTCGTCGATGTCAAGGTCGTTCATGGCTCAGTTCCAAGGGTGGGAAGTTCAGGCGGCCCAGAGCGTCAGCGGCGTGTCGTAGCTGAGCATCAGCGTGTGCAGCGGGTCGCCGCCGGCCGTGAAGCCGAAGGTGTAGAGCGGCTTGCCGGTGCTGCGCAGGAGGTGCAGCGTCGGCGCAAGGTAGGCGCGGGGGCTTGGGCGGACTCGGCGTAGAGCGGCTGACGATAGATGTGCGGCCACTTGTCAGCCACCGACTTGTCATAGGTGCAGCCCTGCCCCGGCTCGACGTTGCTGGGGTCTCGCCACGCCACCGCCGCCCCCTTGGGCTGGGGCTGGGCGTCCAGCGCCTGCTTCAGGTCGGCGACCAGATGGAACGGGATTCCAGCCAGCTGAGTCTTCCACAGATGGTCGATGAGGGCCTGCGCTGCGTCGCGCACTTCATCCCCCTCTGCTGGTGCTGGCTTGGTGGTTTGGTCGGTCATATCACTTTCCTTCTCGTTCGCGGACCAGGCCGCATGCACAGCAGCGGTAGCCAGTCAGCTGGCCGGCGCCGTTCCACATGCGAGCCCATTGGTGGAAGCCACGGCAGCGCCTCATGGTTCACCCATCAGGTCGCAGCACAGGCGCCAGAAGACGCGCATTTCGGGCGCCTGGTCACTGAGGTTCAGCACCACAGCGAAGGGCGCCTGGGGATCGACGACGCGGATGTGGCGGTCGTCGACGCGTTCGATGGTCCAGTCGGCGGGGATCACAGCGTGCCCCTCGCTGCCAGCTTGGTGGCCTTGCGTTGGCGCTTGCCCGGCTTGGCGGTAGGAAAGGTGTTGCGGCTCATCCGATCACCCCGTGATAGCGGCCCTCACCCGAACCCTGATCGCAGGACCCCAGGCAAGGTGTGTCCTCGGGCTCGCCGGCATAGAACCGGTCGAAGGCGGCTTGCTGGTTCCAGTCGGCCACCAGCTCGTCGGCGTAGCCGGCCAGCTCTTCCTCGGTGGCGTCGGGGAACTCGTTGCGCACCTGGAGCATGGCCAGGCGATGGACTCGATCTTGGTTCATGATGCTCTCCTTCGAAAAATGTCAATCTCAGGTTTCATGCGTGCTTTGATCTGCCGCACACGTTGACCAGTCAGGCCGGTCACATCAGCGATCCACTCGCTCTTGTTGCCGGCCCGCAGCAGCTCCTCAACAACCGCGATGCGATCCCGCGCTGCCTCGGCCTTGATAAAGCCAGGAACACCCGGCATCACGCTGGACTTGACGCGCAACCACAAGGACCAGGGAATCTCCATGGTCTTGGTGGTGCGGCCGTTCTCCTTGCGGTAGCGCCTGAAACGCATGCACTCGTTCATGCGGCGGGTTTCAAGGACCTTCATTTATGGACGTCTTCCATCACCGGCGCCTCGCCCTCGTCGATGTCAGGGGCCAACCACAGGATCGGTGAGGCAGGTCCACGGCCGCGGGCAATGTCGCTGCCGTGGAGCCGGGAGACGGCCACGAAGTGGGTCCGGGTGGTCCAGGTGCGACGCCACAGCGAGTGCGGCATGTCCCAGTCGTTGTGGTGGGCGCCCAGGACGTTCCAGTCGTTCATGAGGATGCCGACCAGGCTCTGGGCCAGCTTGGACGCCAGGAACCGACTGGGAACGACCAGGTTCTCGGTGAGGGCGCCGCCGCGGACGCCGAACTCGACGACGTACTTCATGGCAACTCCGTTTTCGACATGTCGGCCCGCACTCGCTTGACGACCCGCTCGGCCCGCTCAACGTGATCGGGGTGGACCTCGCAGTAATAGGCCTCGGGGTCGTCCTTGGTGCAGGCACGGGCCAGGTGCTCCAGCTCTGCGAGCAGGAGGTCACGCTGCCTGATGTGGTGCTCGCCTCCTTGGCGAGGTGGCGCAGCCGCCAGGAAGGCCTTGGCCTGATCAGCGTGACCCGCGGGGTCAAGGAGCATCGCGCGGAGGTGCCACAGGGCGCTCATGCGCTGCTGGTCGAACTGCAGCGCCAGCTTGCGCCACTGGGCGCAGGCGATCTGCTCGGCATGCATCCGCTCCAGCTGCTTGACCAGCTCGCGCTGCTCATCCGGTGAGAGCGCGACGCCCCCGATCTGGGCGTGCATCAGGCTGCGGGCGCCGAAGCGCAGATTGGCCATGAGGGTGTCGATGCTCATTGGTTGGTCGCCTTCTCAAGTGCGTTGCGGAGGTCTCGACCTCTGTTGGCTGTGACCTCTGCCGTGTTGAGCAGCATGTCCGCGAGGTGCACGTTGTGGCGGCGCATGACTTTCTGCGCTTCCAACAGGTCAGCCGTTGCAAGGTCCAGCGCATCCGCAGCGAGGTCGCATTCCCGTAGGAGTGCCGTCTCGCGCGTCGGTACGTGCTGGATCAGCAGGCTGCCGTCCTTGCACCAGGCGACGATGGGCAGTTGCTTGTCGCTCATGTCAGAACTCCTGGAAAGGGTCAGGCACGTTGTCCGTGCCATCGTTGCCGGCCATCAGCACGGCATCGAAATCAAACTGAGTTCCGTCCGGCAGCTCGATCACGAGCACCTCGTCGACCGGCCAGGTCGAGTTGGTCTCGCGCTCGTCGTAGAGCGCCATGGCAAGGCGCTGGCGCAGCTGCGCGAACGTCGCGTAGTCACTCGACATCGGCCAGGGGCAGGTGTCCATGTCGCCGGCCGGGTAGAAGCGCATCAGCAGCACAGGGATGTTGCGATCGGCGTCTGCCAGGCTGAAGTCGCTGGGGTTGCCGCCGGTGGGGAAGTACAGGGTGCCGTTGATGGCAAGGAGGCGGATGGTTTTCATGACCTGCAATCCCAGGTGTAGGACTCGATCGAGTCGATGCGGATGTAGGTGAACGAGACCTGGCCGCTGTCGTGGTCGGGTGCGTCACCGTTTGCGCTGATGGCCAGGCACAGCGTCTCCGTCTCACCGTCCGACCACGCGTGGCCCGCGTCCACGTAGCCAACGTGACGCTGGCCGGATTTCGTGCGGACGCTGATGAATGCGCCGTCGTCAGGGAATTTCATGCCAGCTCCTCGGGCACGTCGACATCGTCGCCCAACTTACTTGCCACGTAGCAGCGCATGGCGGCGACCAGGGCCGTGGGACCATAGGAGAACTCGGTCTTGTCCGTAGCCGCCGCCCAGCCGCGCTCGTCCAATGGAGGCACGAGGCCGATCAACTCGCGCTCGATGATCGGCCCGCCTTGTGCCCAGTCGGTGGAGGGCTCGAAGCCGTCAAGCCAGCCGTGCTCACTACCCTGGCAGTCGAGCTGCGCTTCAGCCAGGTCGAAGTAGAAGAGGTCCACCGAGCCTTGAGCCAGTCGGCCAGAGCTGTCTTTGAAGCTGATGGTGGGGGCACTGCACCCCGGCAGGTTGCCGAAGCGAGTCACGACGATGTTCTCGACGTAGTAGCTGACGCTCCCGTCAGGGCGATGCGTGGCGACAGCCTCGAACATAGTGAACGGCACCTGCTTGAGGGCAGCTTCGGCGTTGGTGCCGCGACGGGGTTCTCGGAGGATGCGGCCTTGGGCTTTCGCCACAGCGAAATTCAGCGCCTTGCCGGTCAGCTCGGATGTTTTGATCTTCATGGTTCAGTCCTCCTGTTCGCTGGGGCGCACTGCCTCGACGAACGCGTCAGCGAGGTCTGCGATGCGCTGCAACGCAGCGATGCGCTCGTCCCGCAGCTGGATGGTGAAGAGAAGCGAGTTGATGGCGCTCAGGAGGCAGGCCTCCCGGCCACGCTCTTGGTAGGCGAGGTTGTGCTGGAGCTGCTCGCTCCACAGCCAGTACCTGCCCGCCTTGTCCGCATGCATGCTGCACCCGCTCAGTTCACGCTTGGCGCCGTCGTGGTCGACGTATGTGAGGCTGGTGTCTGGCGTTGTGGCTTCATTCACAGCGTCACCTCGATTTCGAGTTCGAGCTGCAGGCCGGCCGAAGCCGGGGCGCGGGTGTTGGCCAGGTAGTCGGCACGGCCGCGCAGGCGGTGCACCAAGGTGCCGTCGCTGCTGTCGTCATCGACCGCAGCCTGGCGGTTGTGCTGCTCCTGTAGCTGCTCACGCCAAAGCACAGACTTCCAGAGCGGGTCGTACTCTTCCCAGGTGGGTCCCATGATTCTTTCCTTGTGAAAATGTCAATCCGCGTCGGGAATGACGGATGCGATGACAGCGACAAGGCCCAGGACACTCGCGATGGCAAGCAGTCCCCAGCCATGGGGCGGCGTGGTGTGGTCGGCGAACATGGGTGCGATCACCGTGACAGCGACACCGGCAATGCCAGTGGCCAGGCGGGCGGGGATCGACCTCATGCCAGCCCCATCTCTTCCTGCAACGTGATGAGCAGCAGCGCCTGGTCAATGCCGAGCTGGCGCACCTCGGCGAGGTATTCGGCGGCAACCTGGCGTGCATGTTCCAGGTCGTCGAGGGTGAAGACGTGACCATGCGCCTTGGCGTAGGCCTCCTCGCTGCTGATGATCCAACTGCGGTAGTCGGACCAGCGCACGTCGGTCTTGTGCAGCAGGGTGGACAGCACCGCCTTCTTGAACTCGCGGTCGGACAAGTCCTCCGGTGCGGTCTCCCAGTACAGCCACTCAGACCAGCACTCGGCCGACGTGTGGACGATGTTGCCCTCCGGGCCGGTGGCGTAGATCCACCAGTCGTCGATCGCGATGATCGAGGTCAGGGGCATCGGGGCGAGGCGCTTGGCCTCCGCGTCCAGATCGTCCTGGATGCCTTGGTCGGCAATTTGGTTGAGGTTCATGCCGCAGCTCCGTTCACGATCAGGTTGCAGGCATCCGTGTCCGCCTGCCACTTGTCGTGGTCGCGGTACACATCGACGTACTTCATGATCCAGGCGAGCTGATGCAGGATCAGGGCGCACGCCGGGCAGTCGCTCGGGCTCTTGCCCTCGTCCTGACACTCGGCGATGGCCTCAGCCAGCTTGCGCGAGACCAGGCGCTGGTTGGAAGCGCCCTCCTGGACGATCAGGGCGGTCTTGAAGCGCTGGGCCTGGGGCCGCTGCTCAAGTTGGCGCAGGGATTCGAGTGCCGACTGCTCGGGCAAGGAAGAAGCGCCCTCGGGCGCTTTGGTGTTGCTGTGTTCCACGTGAAACACCTTTCTTAGAGAAGTGTCAATGATGCACCAAAGTCCAGACGGCGTCATCCACGGCGACGCCCAGCTCGACGTAATCGAACAACACGTCAAGGCCTCGCGCGTCCAGCGTGATGCTGTGCTCCCAGCCGAGCGGGGATTCGCAATAGAAGACGCGGAAGAGGGCACTGTCACCGACGTCGTCGCGGATCTCGGCCACGGGCCGGCCTCGCGCTTTGTCAATGACGGTCTGGGCGTTCAGCTTGCCCATGGGCTGGCTCAGCGCCAGGCGGGGACCGTGATCGCCTCGCACCATGCGGTTGGCGAACACGGCGCCGGCTCGGGTTGGGTTCGTGGCGGGCAGGTCGTAGATGCGTTGGGCCAGGCTGGGGGTCAGGGTCATGTGCATGGTGGACTCCAGGGTGTGTATTGGGCTGCCTTCCTTGCGGAAGTGTCAATCAGAGTTTGCCGAGCTGTGCCAGGCGCTGGCGCAGCGCCTCGGCGCGTTTTGCTTCGAGGTCATCGTTGAAGGTCAGGGCACGCAGCCGGCGCTCCTCGGCCAGCTCGGCGGCCTCGCGCTCGGCCTCGGCCGCCTGCTGGGCCTCGTGCCGCTTCCACCAGGCTGCGTCTTCAGCGAGCTGCTCAGGGGTGGGGGCCTTGGGCTTGCGGGGGCGAGGGGCTGGCGCCGCGACAGCGACAGCGACAGCGTCCAGCGTCGGTGCAGGTTGGCCAGCGTCAGGGGCCGGTGTTGGGGCCGGTGTCGCTGCCGTGGGGCGAGGAGCAACGTCCACTGTCGGTGTCGGTGTCGTTGTCGTGGTCGGGGCGTTGGAACCGCGGCCCGGTTTGCGACCGCGTTTGGGTCTCGACTGGATCTCGGGCAGCAGGTCCTCAGTGACCCCGTCTGGGTAGGCGTCGAGGAACAGTGTCAGGGCCAGGGACAGTGTCGCTGTCGCGGAGATCTGGCCTGTGGATAACTCGCAGAACCGCACCAGCTTTTGGTGCAATTCGTCGGAAATTCGGGCTTTGAGCTGAGGCATGGGCGTGACAGAAGTCCAGGATAGGAATTATGGGGCCAAATGCCGAAATGTGGGGCCAAATCAATTGGCCCCAGTTTAATTTCAGGTGAGGGCGCCGGAAGTCACTCTTGGGATCGATACGCCTGAATGCTTGTGAATCAACCACTTAAGCTATTTGTAAAACGGCTTTTTACATGTTGTGTACCCACCCCTGGAGGTGTGAACATAGCGAAAACAGCCAGAACCATAGTGATCTTCAACATGTACACATTTTTCCCAGGGGGGGGGTATTCACTAAGAAGGTTTTTTCCAGTTCTAAGTGCTTATGTGTCCTGTGAGTGGATTTCTTGAATGGTTGGAATGGCCTTATTTTCCAATTTCCACTCTTGACGGCGGGCTCAGCTTGTGGTTGCGACACAGTACGTATGGCCCATGCCTGTGGATAACTTGGTGCCGCACCAATTTCCCCCCAGCCGCCCCGCACGCGAGGCTTAGGAAGTGAGTACACACTAACATTCGAGCATGCTGGCCTAGGTTAGTGATCACTAACAGCCTGCCCCTGCAGCCGATCCACGACGGCAGGGGCAGGCCACCCTTGACGGGTGACCTTGGGTAGCCAGGCAGCGGCGATTCATTCGTCGACGCTGTGGTCCTGGCATGGTTCGACTTCAACCGTTTATCGCCCGGTCGAACCTTTGTCTGGGCGTCCACTCTGCCCCTGCGAATTGCCCAGGGCAGCGTTTGCAGAGTGGAACCATCACACAGTCGCCCAAGGGTCGGCGGTCTGCACGATCTACCGGATTTGTCCTTTGTTTGGCAAACGCTGGTGATGGCTCATGTCCGCGACTGCGACGCCGACCGCATGGCAGGGGCTGGAGACGGCCTACAGGGCCTCAAAGCGGGATCGGGCAGGGCGGAGCCCGGCCAATGGCCGCAGACGGCCTGGAAGGCCGCCTAGAGCCCGCCGAAGCGGGTAGGGGTGGGGGAGGGTGTAGGCCGTCGCAGCTTGCGACGGTGGCGACAATGAACACCCGGGCAGGCCGGGTTTGTCGTCGGACATGCCGCGGTCGCTTTCGGCGCCGCGTCATGCAATGTCACTAGGCGATAAACGCCTAGGGTTTGCCGCACTCAAACGGGGCAGCTGTCCGCGCATCCCACGGCCTTTCGGCGCATGCATGGCGGGTCGCGCTGCTCATCGTCGGGCAATGGCAAGGGCAAAACCTAGGGGTCAGTCCGCGCCGGCCTGCGGCCGGGGCAACCTAGTGCACGTTGTCTCGGGCGCCCGCCTGTCACGCGGGGCACGAAAGATCAGGCTTTGCAGGCACTGGCGGCGCGCATCGCGTGGCATGTGCTCACGCGGGGCGCTACTGGTGCGCTTCGTCAGCGTCAGCGGGGTCCGCTGATGCTCCGATTAGGGAAAACCCTAAGGGATGTGCCCCGTCGGCGACGCATCCCTTAGGGCCGGCCAAAAGGCCGACCCTGGCCCGTTATGCGGCCATGCGCTCGCCCTTCGGCACGCGGCGACCCTTACCCGTGACCACGGCAGCGACGACGGCAGCAGCGGGGGCCGCGTCAACGGCACCGGCCCCGACAGCGGCCAGGGGCGCCCCCGTGGCATCGTCGACACCTTGCAGCGCCGGCCATGCCAGGGCGGCCCCCGTGGACGAGGCAGCGGCAGCAGCCACGGCAGCGGCGGCGCCCTCAGCCGCGACAGCGACGCCGGCCAGGGTGCCGGCAGTGTCGCGGGCGGCGAGGATCGCCAGGGCAGCGGACAGCACGGCGCGGGCATCGCTGTTGGCCGCAATGGCATCGGCCAGGGAGTCAGGCGCGAAGCCCGCGCAACGCATCAGGGCAAGGTCAATGCCTACCGTGCTGTCAGCGCGGGCCGCGCTGGCGTCGCCCTGGGGGGCGTTTTGGGTGGAACCGTCCCCCGTGCCGCTGTCGTCGCCCTTGGTGGGGGCTTTGTCAGCGGCACGGGCAGCGGCAGCAGCCTTGCGGCTTGCCTTTGCATCGGCCACGGCCTGCAGCAGCGCCGTTGCCATCGCCTCGCCATAGGCGTCCGCTGCAGCCTGCCGCGCCTTCATGTCGGGGCCATCCTTCACGGGACGGGCGCCGACGTCGGCGCCCCCCTTTTCAATGGCATCCAGACGGGCCAGCACGAGGCCGGCAAGGGTGAGCGGGGCAATGCTCTTGCGTCCCTCGCTGATGCCCTCGCGGGCACTGGTGAG